CAGTGCCTGCGGTAGTAAATAGAATAAACAACACATTCCGCAGAGCAGATCAGATACAGTGGATGGAACAGACGGGAGATAGAGATTTCTTCGCACCCATAGTCGCTGATGCTGAAGCAGGCTTTGGTGGTGTGTTAAATGCTTTTGAACTGATGAAAGCCATGATCCGAGCAGGTGCTGCAGGAGTACACTTCGAAGATCAGTTAGCATCAGTCAAGAAATGCGGACATATGGGAGGAAAAGTCCTTGTACCAACCAGAGAAGCAGTCAATAAACTTGTTGCCGCTCGTCTCGCTGCTGATGTCTTGGGCGTGCCTACTCTCGTTATCGCTCGTACTGATGCCGAAGCTGGTGACCTTATCACTAGCGATGTTGATCCTAACGACGTTCCTTTTCTTACTGGTGAAAGAACTGTGGAAGGTTTCTTTAGAACCCGAGCAGGATTCGACCAAGCAGTCAGCAGAGCACTGGCCTACTGCCCCTATGCAGATCTCGTATGGTGTGAAACAGGGAAACCCGATCTTGATTTCGCACGCAGGTTTGCCGAAGAGATCCACCGACACTATCCCGGCAAGATGTTGGCCTACAACTGTTCACCATCATTTAATTGGAGGAAGAATCTAGATGCAGACGCAATTAGCCGTTTCCAGCGCGAGCTTGGAGCAATGGGTTATAAGTTCCAGTTCATTACACTCGCTGGGTTTCATAATCTTAACTACCATATGTTTGATATGGCTTATGGCTATGCTCGTGATGGCATGCCAGCATTTGTGGAACTACAAGAGAAAGAGTTCGCTGCCGCTGACAGAGGATTTGAAGCAGTCAAGCATCAGCGAGAAGTAGGTACGGGATATTTCGATAGAGTGACTACTACTATAGAAAAAAATGCTTCAACACAGGCATTGAAAGGCAGCACAGAAGAGGAACAGTTTCATTAATGTTAGAAACTATCTGTGATATTCTAGTAGAGGCATATAAGCGTAATTGGATTACGAGTCGTGATGGTAATATCAGTATCCGTCATCACGACCGCGATCATTTTTATGTCACACCCAGTGGTGTTCGCAAACAGACACTACAACCAGACCAATTTAAGAAGATAAAAATTTTAAAAGGTCCTGTTACATTATGGCAAGAGATGCCCTACAGCGATATCTCACAGGGACTAAAGCCCACAGGAGAAATGCCTTTACATTTTGGACTACAAAAATCTATTCATAAAGATGAAGTTAGAGTTGTAACACACCTTCATCCGACTTATTGTGTGGCCGCTATGCATGCCGGTATAGAATTAAGTGAACTAGTAAAAGATTTTCCAGAACTTAGTCGATATACAAGGGTAGCAACGAACGTAGGTGATGTTCCTCCTATATCACAGGAACTAGGAGATCAGTGTCACAAAAACTTGGGTTTAAATGAAACTACAGGTGAGATTAAGTACGATATCGTAGGTATCAAAGGTCACGGGGTTGTAGCCATAGATCAATCTCCATGGAGATCCTTCGAACATATCGAGCGACTGGAACATATCTGTAAAATAGTTTTAGCCTCAGGTAACTACTAATGTTAACAATCATATATACCTTGGTGATGGTACAAATCACCATAGCCTGTGTTACTCTGTATCTACATCGTAGCCAGGCACACAGAGCAGTGCAGTTCCATCCTGCGGTAGCACACTTTATGCGTTTTTGGTTATGGCTAACCACAGGCATGGTCACAAAAGAATGGGTGGCCATACATCGTAAACATCATCAACGCAGCGACCAAGAAGGAGATCCGCACTCACCTCAGATATGTGGTATCTGGCGTGTGCTGTTTGGTGGTGCCTTGCTCTATGTCAAAGCAGCAAAAAATAAAATACTTCTACAGGAACTGGGCACAGGTACGCCCAACGACTGGATAGAAGAAAACTTATACACCCCACACAGTCGCCTAGGGATTCTCATAATGTTGATCATAGATCTTGCTCTTTTTGGTCCTGTGGGATTCGTGGTCTGGGGTGTTCAAATGCTGTGGATACCTTTCTGGGCAGCAGGAGTTATCAACGGACTGAGCCATTGGTGGGGATATCGCAACACAGACACCAAAGATACTAGCCGTAATCTTTGGCCTTGGGCTGTATGGATAGGTGGTGAAGAACTACATAATAATCATCACGCAGATGGTGCCTCTGCTAAGTTCAAACAACGCTGGTATGAAATAGACATAGGATGGATCTATATACTAATCTTAGAGTTTTTCAATCTAGCCAAAATAAGAAAAACCAACTGATCTTTCACAATAAATATCTGCCTAAGGCAACGAGAGGCAGATATGGAAGCAAGATACAAAGAACTAGAAACACTGGTAGGCAAGTTTGTCAGAGACGTACCCCAAGGCCAAGCATACGCAGATAGGCTAGCAGAAGAACTAGAAATCATAGCACGATTGGGTTTCGCCAAACACTTTCTACGAGTAGTAGAGATACTGAATCTCACTAGAGATATCCCCCACATAACCAGAGGATCTGCAGGCAGCAGTTTGATCTGTTGGCTGTTAGATATATCTGATGTAGATCCAATTAAAGAACATATACCCTTATCACGCTTCATGAATCCCAAGCGCGATGACCTACCCGACATCGACTTAGATTTCCCACATTGGCAGCAGGAAACAGTGATGAATCGCATATTCAAACACTGGCCAGGACAGAGTGCTCGTGTGTCAAACTATGTGACCTATAAAGAAAAATCTGCACTGAGAGAAGCAGCCAAACGCTATGGTGCCAAAGGCACGCTGAAACGCAACTTCAAACTAGAAAACGTCATTGACAAGAGTTTCGTAGAGGAAGCACAGCGTCTGGCCAATAAACTTTTAGGCAAGAAACGCTGCATATCAAAACACTGTGGCGGCATACTGATATTTGATCGTTCAGTACCTAAGAGTCTAATCAACGGCGATAATCAAATCCTGCTAGACAAATATGAGATAGAAGACCTAGAGCATTTTAAGATAGATATACTGGCCAATCGCGGACTGAGCCAACTGTGGGAAATAGAACAGCGTGACTTATTAGACTATCCAGAAGAGGATGAAGCCACTGCCGAATTGCTGAGCCGTGGAGATGTTCTAGGAGTTACACAGGCAGAGTCGCCGGCGATGAAGAGACTGTTCCGTGCTATCCGTCCTAAGAGTCGTGCCGACTGTGTACTAGGCACAGCACTGATACGCCCTGTGGCTACCATGGGCCGCCGGAAAGCATCGTTCTTCCAGGACTGGTCCAAAGACAACTTCGATGAAACTATCGTGTTCGAGGATGATGCCATAGAACTAATATCGGAGATCCTAGGCTGCGACCAATACACCGCAGACATGTGGCGCAGAGCATTCGCCAAGAAGAACGAAGAAAAGATGTTTGAGTTCATGCAGTTGGTAGGTAATCATCCCCGCAAGGACGATGTGTTTGCCGCCCTGCGAGAGTTAAGCCATTTTGGCCTATGTCGTGCCCATGCGATAAATCTAGGTAGATTGATCTGGGCCTTGGCCTATCAGAAGGCACATAATCCGGAACGGTTCTGGCAGGCAGCACTGAAACACTGCCAAGGATCATATGCTCGCTGGGTCTATCATCAAGAAGCCAAACTGGCGGGCGCTGTGCCTGCCATAGGTGAAGGCGGTGAGGTAGACGATCTCATGAAGACTGGCCGCTGGCGATCAGAGAGATTCATACCTGTGTGCCAAGAGATAAGAAAACCAGGATCTGTAGAGTTCTGTGGATTGGTCGCTAACTATCGCGTGTTCAAATCCAAACCTCGAGAGTACATCACATTCGTCACACTGGGCACGGGCAACGGTCGTTATCTAGATGTAGTGGTTCCTCATGCCATTTCATTCCACGATCATCCAATCTTATGGGGATCGGGCAGATTGGGCTACAAAAACAATTCGGAATATGTTACAGTATACAAGCACAAGAAGTTCACTCTAGAGGAGATTAAATGAGGGGTTATATAGCCGCCGCCATCATATGCGGCATCACTGCACTTATCATAGCAGGACTGTGGTCCGTGAGGGACCAACATCTCGCATGGCATTTTTGGTTCTGCCAGTATTACGATTCCGAATGTCACTGAAAGGATAATCATGTACGGATTATACAAATTTTTACGCTTACTGTTTAGGACCTTTTGGCAACTGTTGGATCCCAACTTCAATGGTTTGAAAAATGCTCCCATGCAGATCAAATACATCGCCAGCATCATGCTAGCATGTTTTTGGGCCCTGGCATTTACCTTGTATGCTGGTGAAATGTGGTATCTAGGCTACAATGTGTTTGGACACATGGCCATCGTCAGCATGGCGTTCATAACTTGGTTGGTGATCAAGACTGTGCAGAAACAGTATCCAGAACGGCCAAAATATGATCAACTGCGTCAACCGGATCGTGCTCAAAGAGATTTCGAGATGAGTGATGAACAGCGACAAAAACTGGCTAAGAATATCTGATGGACAAAGCAATTGACATATTCAAATGGATTTTTATGTTTGTCTGGGGACCGATTGTAGGCACGGGTCTATTGATTTATATACTCATATGGACTGTGCCTGTAGAGATATACAAAAAAATACAACATCGAAAACAACCCAAACCTGCACATGAACTTCCTATACAGAAACTTATCGATCAAGTAAAAGAAGAAAACAAACCAAAGACTACCAATAATGACTGGAGTAGCGCATGAACGAACGAATTCAAGAACTAGAAAAACAATGCTGGAGCCATCGTGTAGAGGGTGCTCTAGTAGACGGACAATTACACTTTGATACTCATAAGTTCGCTGAGTTGATTGTGCGGGAATGTGCCGAAGTTTTACAGAAATGGAAAGGTGAACCTTTTCCTTTTGATGAAGACCTTGCGGCAAGTTTGATTAAAGAACATTTCGGAGTTGGAGAATGTGGATAATGTATGTTGTCTGGGCTTTCAATGCCCCTACCGAATCTAGGATCGCTGCTTACGCATTGGAGGCTCAATGCCGAGCGGATCTGGCAGTGGTGGCTAAAGATACTAGGATCGTCAAAGCAAAATGCGAATATAGATCTGACAGTGCGTTTCGTTACTAACAAAAGGATAAAAATATGTTACAGTATATAAACATAAGAAATTCAATCTAGATCAAGTGAGACATGTAAAATGAGAACAATGAGCAGAGTACATCTATATCCACACAAAGAGCCTAACGGCACAGGCTATATCGTAGCAGAACGCAGAGGACTTAGAGCCTTAGCAAAGAAACTAGAACAGGCCGCAGATGGTGCAGTAGGCTTAGAAACTATCACACTATACGGGTCGGACGGCCATCCATACAAACTAATGATCGTCACTGATATCACAGAAGACGAATGGCAAAATCTACCATTGCCTAAAGAAAAAAACAGCGATCCGTCGACTTTAGATATCGTTAAGATTTACAACGATTTTAAGTCTACTGCTGAATAAGACGAAACCTCCCGAAGGAGGTTTCTATTCTATAATTCTGCTACGCAGACGATATTATTTCTTGACACCTTGATTAACGAAAGCATACATCTTTTCAGCAGTTTCTAGAACTTTGTCTAGACCTGGAAATTCAGGCATACCTACTGTGGTAACGATCTGACCAGTTTTGTCATCGCGCTGGGCTGACATTTCCCAACCCTGCCATTTGTAGGTGAACTCTTGTGCAACGATGTCTTTGGCTTCTTTGAGGATCTCTGTACGGATCTCATAGCCGTTCTTGTTGAACTTGACTTCGGGTGCTTTTACTTCTGGTACAATAAATGTATTTGACATAATTTTCTCCTTGTGTGTGTATGTCTTAGTTGGCTTCTTTTTCTACTTTGTAGGGAGCCCGTGAAGCCTGCTCCTTCTTAGGACCGCATTGATCCAAAGAATACTTAGCCAGATCGATGGCATTGAGCACTATCATCTTGGCGAAATCTGTCTGTGCATCTAGATAACGATCTGCTATTCGTTGTAGTTGTTCGTCTTGAATGATGCGTCTGGATACAGAGCGTTTGGTGTTCTGTATGATGTCTATAAAAAACTCTGGGGTGAACATTATGATCTCCGTGTGTGTCTTACTATTATATATCTTTATTTTCGTAAAACAAGATTATTTATGGTAAAAATTCTCTGTTATTTTCCCAATTGAGGTAATACCAACGCCAACTCGGACCGAATCTTACTTTGCAATAGTATTCTACCCAAGGATCCCAAAGTGCTAGATAACGTTCAAACACGCTTCTCGCCTAGCATCAGTTTCCTCACTTCTTCATACTTGTTCTGTCGGGTCAGTGTGACTGCTTCTCTAGCCAGCATTATAGAATCAAAAAGAGCTATCATCCATTTCATCGCCATACCCTAGCCCCTAGCGTTCCATTTTTCTTGTAGTAGGCAAGGACTTGCTCTGCTCTACGCATTTGTGCGTCTGTGATAAAATCTATGAAAGATTTGAAAAAGTTTTTGATCATCTGTGTATCTCCTGTGTATCAGTATTTATACTGAGACATGTGCGACCGCACAAAATACTGAGATTTGACATTAGATTAAACATGTTGTAATATTGATATCAAATCAGTTAAATACATCGTATAGTCGAGACTTATATGAAACTTAAAACCAGAAGCATTCTACAGGAATTAAACAGCATAGCCGAAGTGCGCAGCACTGACGCTTTAATCGAAAGCAGAGCCACTAATATCATCAACTCTGCTATCAACCTATTAGAAAGCATCCATAAACATTATGAACCAGATCAGGCCCACGAACTAGAGCGTAGATTGATAAATGCTGTCAAGGGTCAAGATCCCAGCAAATTCGTGCGAGGAGTGCGAAGGATCGCAGAAGATCGCAGACAGAAACGAAAATTAGAAGAATCCAAAAATGAAGAATAATGTATTCGAAGGAGGAAACATATTTAAAGATGCGGATAAACAGCCTCTGACCCGCAGGATCACTAGATCAGAAATCCCTACCACTATCGCCTATCTAGAAAAGGAAACAGCAGTCGATTTTTCAACTGACAAGGATGAAGAAGGAGTACCTATCAAATGGTTAGGTACCACGGGACGCAAAGCCGACAGCGGAGACCTCGATCTTTCAGTAGATGCCAACGAAATCAACAAGACAGAATTCGCAGACAAACTGAGAACTATATTCGGAAAAGAGTCTGTGAAATTGAGCGGAGATAATGTACACTTAAAAACTCCTATCAACGGAGATCCTGCAAACGGGTTTGCGCAGACAGACTTCATGTTTTCAGCCAATCCTAAATTCCAACAAGGTAGCATGCTAGGCAGCGGACCAGATAGCCCTTTCCGCGGAGAACATCGTCATATACTATTAAGTAGCATTGCCAGGGCAAGAGGAATGAAATATTCCCCCAAATTTGGTCTCATGAATGTAGAAACTGACGAAACAGTTCCAGGAGGGGATGATTGGAATACCATAGCAAAAACCCTGCTAGGCAAGACCGCCACGGTTAAAGATATACGTTCTGTAGAAAATATCATCGCGTACATAAAAAAATTACCCAACTATGAAGAATTAGTCGCGGCTGCCCGAGAAACTCTAGGACGTTCGGGAATCGAACTTCCCAAGAATGAAATGGTAGAAAATTATCAACCGGGCACTATAGGTTGGATGCGCAGAATCATAGATATCGTAAAATGAGAGCCTGGGAACTACTATTAGAAAACGAAGCGCCTGCTCCTAAGAAAGTAGGCCGCGAGTTCAATCATCTCGAAGATCTAGTGTTCACGGAACCCAACGGCGCTCGACGTGCCGTAGAAGTTCTTAAAGGGTTAAGCCAACCAGAGAAAAAGATATCTATTAAGTGGGATGGCAATCCCACTGTGTATTGGGGTCGTGATGACGACGGCACATTCCGCATGGTGGGCAAGAACAACTGGGGTCGTGAAGAAGGTAAATCATCTAGTCCAGACGATCTTAAATCTTTCATCATGAGCAGAGGCAAGGGCGAAGATTGGCGCGAGAAGTTCGCTGGTGATATGGCTGCGATGTGGCCCGTGTTCGAAAAGGCTACCCCCGCAGATTTCCGCGGCTATGTGTACGGGGATATATTATTCCATCCCGGAAAACCCTACGATGGCGCTGATGGAAAGATGAGTTTCACTCCTAATCAGACTACCTATTCTGTCAAGGGACAGAGTGAAATAGGAAGACGCATCGCTGGTGCTAAAGTAGCAGTGGCAGCACATAAAGTGTTTGAATATTTCGGCGATAAATCAGGTGAAGATTTCGCAGAGCCAGAAATATTCGCAGGTAATCCAGAACTGGTGGTGTTTGGACAAACATATATGACCACGAAACCTGCGGTCAATGCCGACAATCTCAGCGTTATCGAAAAGTTGGCTAATCAGATCGGTCCTAAAGTAGACAAACTATTGGCTCCGGTCTCTGGACTAGGAGATCTACAGACTATCATTTATACCTTCGTCAACAATCAATCTAAGGCCAAGGCCTTAGATAAAATCGATTCGGCTAGTTTTTTCCAGTGGCTGCAGAACAGCAAAGTAAGCACCGGCAAGCAGGCAAAAATCGCCGACCTCGACAAAACCAATCCAGGCGTGATGGACGGAATGTTTTCTCTGGTAGTAGAATTAATGAAAGCCAAAGACGAAGTTATACGAGAACTGGACCAGGCTGAAGGTGATATCGTGGCTCACACAGGAGGTAAGCCCGGGGGTGAGGGTTACATGAGCACCGATGATGCTGTAAAATTAGTGCCTAGAGATCGTTGGACTCCATATAGAGCCGATTGAGCACGTTTTTTTCCAAAATCTATAAATACTAATGAGAATCGGGCGATTCTCATAATTGCCGGTCCCGGAGCGGGACTGAGATATTAGAGATAAGGAGAAAATATCATGGCAGTCGTAACAAAAGTAAATCCAACAATTGACTCAACACGTGGTCGTGCGTTTTTAGGTAAAACCATTGACAAGTACACTGTTGACATTGTAGCAGCAGTAGACCTATCATCAGCCAACATGGGTCCAGGCGGTGCGTTTCAAGCAATCATTTCTGCAATGTCTAGAATCACAACAATCGTAGGCGTAAGCGCACTAAGAACAAATGGTTCTGGCGCAGGCCGTATGTTCGACGTGATGATCGAGGGCGAGTTCGGAACTGACACCTATGACGGTACCAACTCAGAAACATTGGCTGCACACTTAGAAGACGAAGTGCAAGGTCTTGGTACAGTCAATTCTGTGAACTTAGGTAGTGCTACAGTAACAAGAGCCACAGGCTATCCTCTGTTTGCTAACGCACAGTAATTAGATTCCTCGGGATGGGAAGGGAAGAGCGGATTTATTCCGCTCTTTTTTTATCTCTGTAAATAGTAGCATATTATGGAACGCTACCGAATCATAACCCTAGTAGATATCACCAGAAGCCGGGCCTCACGATCAGAGACGGATAAGATCAAACTAGGACAACAGGCTAATTTCAACAGCCTCCTCCAAGCCCTCGGTATACGTGCCAATATAGATTGGACCAAAGATCCTTGTATGGAGACCGGTAGATTGCCTGACCCAGCCGAGGGTCATGCTGCCTATTGGATATGGGAATTCGAAACTGAACGAGATCTAGTCTATGCCACAGCAGATGATCCAGTGGGATTATTGAAAACAGATCTCCATGGTGTGCCTGTCGTTGACGGACTAAATAACACAGCGATCATCGATCCTGCGGCGTTCCAAACTAGAGGTTCTAAAATCAATATTTGGATACGTGAATCACGGTGATCATGATAAATATACTTTATAAAGGCAAATTTAAGGCGACTTTAATTTAGGCACATGGCTCGGAGCGAGCACTTGACTTAACCTAAGGAGAGCCGGAATGGCCGTAGTAGCAGAACGAGTGAGCGTGCTGGAAACCAAAGTACAGCACATAGATGAAAAGATTGACGATCTCAAAATCGATGTCAAAGACATGCATGATTGTCTCGATCGTACTAGAGATCTGTTAGACGGTAAAATGGAAGAAATGCTTACCGAATACCGTACAAATAGAGATAGATTTTACGAGCATGCTAATTCTCTGCACGAAGAGGATCGCAAAACACACGCGGCGTTGGCAGCGAAAATAGAAGAAATAGAGCATTTTAAAAATAGATGGATGTATCTAGGACTAGGTGCTATCGCTGCCCTGGGATGGGCGGCCCATGTAGATTTAGCAGCTATCGTCCAGATGTTTGGATTTTAAAGATCTTCCCACTTAAATAAGGACCATAGGTCCTTTTTTTTATGACTGATATTTCTAAACGTCTAGATAGATTCATAAATTCTGCACAGAAGAAACTGATACAGGCAGATCAAATCCTTCCCATAAAAACTGATGAAGGAATATTAGTCGGAGATGTTTTGATAATCAGCGAAGGAAATTTAAAACACATCAAAAAAAGAGATCAAATGCTGTTTGTCAATGTCTACCTCAATGCAGTGGCTATAAAATTAGCTAATCTATGTTATAGGAATCCTAGTTCTATCCAGATACAAAAAATATATGCCGCAGATCAGGAATATGGAAAATGGTTCGTCGACAGTCAGATACTGCGCACACAGCACAGAAAAGCCTTAGAAAAACCAGATTACGATCGTGCTGACATGCTGTATTCTCGGTACATAGAAAGCAGAGATAGAGCAGAAAAATCTAAAAATATCGCTAAGACTTTGGCAGACGATTGAATAAATAATACATAATCCTGGATTGGACAATATGAAAACCACAGACCTTTTTAAAATTAATAGATCAAGCAAGCGATTAAACGAAAGCATACTCAAAGTTTTCGGAAAAACCGTCAACCTAGAAAATTTTGATCTAGCACAACTGCATGATGCTCGCAACAAACTACGCACACAGGTAAGCCAGATCCGTGGACAGAGCGGGTTTAACGAAAATCTAGAAAATGATGCTTATCATCAGGCTCAATGGATGCTGGATGCTATCAACTCTGAGATCGCAGAACGCGATGAACACATCATCGAAGCAGATGTAGATGAAGGTATGAGCGAGATCGATATAGATCTACAGACATTAGCAGACAGAGGAGATGAAGAAGATCTTGTCGCTGCACTAGAAGGCGAAATGGGCCCAAATGTGGCGGATGTTCTACAAAACATGATGGATGAAGTCAAAGACGAGCTGGCCTCAAAAGGCATGAACGATGTCATCAACGATTACGACAAGATGATCGAGATACTGTGGGACAAGATAGTTGATGAGCACGGTGGCAATGATTCTGAAGACGAAGGTGGAGAGACCGATGACGGCTATGCTCTAGCGTCAGCAGGTCACGGTTCAGACGAGGATTATGAAAGTATCCAGATCGAAAAAGCGCCTCCAGGAGCCAAGGCCGAGCGTATGGTCAAGCACATCAAGAAAGGCTATGCCGATGATGGAAAACTAACAGATAAAGAACGTTCGATCGCCTATGCGACAGCATGGAAGCAACACAACAAAGAAAAAAATGAATCAGTCAATCAAGGAGATGAAATGACTAAGGTAACAGAAGGCGAGATCCAACAGGCCAGTGCGATCGTTACAGCCAAGACAATGGTAGACAGAGTAGGCCGCTGGATTGAAGAACTTTCTGGCATGGAGAATGATACCTTGCTCCAGCTAGGTGATTCGATCCGTGACGAGATGGGACAAGAGCAGGCTAAGAATTTTATTTCTACAGTGGCACCTGCCATCCAGCAAGCACTCGAAAATTTAAAAAGTGCGAGAGAAACACTATCAACCGGCGTTCGCGCACTCACAGGAGAAGAACAAGCCGCAGGCATGCTAGGTGCTGAACCGGGTGCCGAAGGCGACATGGCCGCGGCACCACCAGATGAAATGAATATGCCAGCCGAAGAACCAGCCGCCGATGAATTTGCCGCGGCAGAACCAGCCGCAGGAGGAGTTGAAGCCGCAGGTCGCGAACAGCGAGAAAGCATCAACTATCAAAGTCGTTTACTAAAAGTATTAGCAGGCTAATGAGATTTTCTGATATCATCAGTGTCGGCGATTTCTTACAGGTCAAAGAACTGGCACCAACTCCCGCCCCAACGCCCGGAAGCCCACCAGGCCAGGCCGCACCGGGACGACCCACTCCAGGTCAAACCCCACCGCAGAGCGGACAACCTCCCGGTGGCTTAGATCCAAAACAAGCAGCATTGGCAGCAAAACAACAGCAAGATCAAAAAAAACAACTGCAAGATCAGATCAAGCAACTCGAACAGCAGTTGGCCGATACTCGAAAACAATTGGCGAGCCTAGGATGAGATTTTTTGAATTCGCAGGTGACCAAGGTGTGGACAAGTTCGTTATGGTTCTTCGTAACTATATAGGTCGCGCTGCTTCTAAAAAAGCACCTGCTAAATTAAACTGGAACGGGTTACAACAGGTCTTACGCAGCAATGGCTTTGAAGTCTCTGCAGATTATGAAACATTCAAAGCCATGTATGATGCCAGCCCTGCGATACAAAATTTGGTTAAGAATTTCAACGACAAAGGTGTGGAATTAAATGTTCCCGGAGCGCCCAAAGATGCAGCAGAACAAGAACCTACTCAAGGCGGAGAAACCAGCCAGGATGTCGTAGACAAAACTGCGGCATCAGCGGCCGCGGGACAATTATCACAGAGCCAAACGACACCTCAGATTTGACAATTCCGAAATAATCCTGTAATATATATAGGATGCAAATACAACACACTCCGCCTCCGTTCGTCGAAAAAATCCAATATAAGCCTTGTCAGCAGATCAATGATCCTGTGACTCGCAAGCGTGTTTATCTAACCCCCGACGGAGAACATCTTCCTAGTGTTACGACTATCCTCGGCGCCACCAAAGATATGACAGCGTTAAACGAATGGAAGAAACGCATAGGAGAAGAGAAAGCTAGGCAGATTACCACAGAAGCCGCGGGAGTAGGCACAGCCATGCACAGCAATCTAGAAAGATTCATTGCAGGTATACAACGCCAACCTGGCAACAATCCTGTTCATATCCAGGCTAATGCTATGGCGGACGTGATTATTTCTAATGGTCTGTCTAAAATCAATGAAGTATGGGCCATGGAGCAGAGCCTTTACTTTCCAGGACTCTATTCTGGGACCACTGACCTAGTAGCCGTGTACGAGGATAATCCCTGCATCGCAGATTATAAACAGACCAACAAGCCCAAGAAAGAAGAGTGGGTGGAAGATTATAAAATACAACTGATAGCCTATATACTAGCACATAATGAAGTTTACGGCACAGACATCCGCGAAGGACATGTGTTTATGTGCTCTCGTAACTGCGAATACCAGCAGTTTGATCTATGGCCCTCGGACTTCAACAAGTACCAAGATCTGTGGCTTAACAAGGTAGAGGAATACTACACTAGCCTAAGATAAATACTCTATAAAGTTAGAGGATACAATCGTGGCCGTTGTGCAAATCTCAAAAATCCAGGTCAGACGTGGCCAAAAAAATTCAGGAATAGGTGTCCCTCAATTAAGTTCGGCAGAATTCGCATGGGCAGTGGACAGCCAAGAATTATTTATAGGCAATGGTTCAATTGCTGAAGGTGCCCCTTATGTGGGTAATACGAAAATCCTCACAGAGCACGATAATATCTTAGAATTAGCATCTAGTTATCAATTCGCAGAACCGGAACCTTCTATTTCTCTCAGCATTCCGAGATCTCTGCAAACGAAACTAGACGAATATGTCAGCGTATTAGATTTCGGAGCAGTACCGGATGGTAGCACTGACAATTCTAGTGCTTTTGAGAATGCCATGAATGAGTTATTTAGAAATCTCGATAGTAGATTTAAAAAAATACTCTATATACCTAACGGTGTTTACATATTCGCCGGAAACCTTAGAATTCCCAGTACTGCTATATTACAAGGTGAAACCAGAGACGGAGCGAGATTAGAATTTAACGCTAATAACATATTGTTCGTTGGCAGCAACGGCGAAGAAGTTGCGGAATTTACCAGCAGCAATCGTCCTCAAAATGTAAAAATAAAAGATTTAACAATCAGTCGAAGCGTTGGTCAAACTGACATTACAGGAGTATACGATTCTACCTTTGAAAATGTTAAATGGGTTTCAGAATATGAATTAGGGGACGCATTCACTGGATCTATATCTTCACAGACTGCTGCAGTCAAGTGGGAGAATAGTTTGCCCGGAACCAAAGTAACAGATATAACCTTTCGTGACTGTATTTGGGAATCAAATCTTTTGTCAGTGAGATCAGATCAAATTACTGTGGATCCTAGTAATCCGCCCATATACGACACACGCATAGATTTTGAGAACTGTCAGTTCTCAGTAGGACACACAGGGATATTAATCAACGGGATAACTAATCAGGGAAATCGCTGGAATATCAACGGCTGTAAATTTGAAGAAATATTTGCAAGAGGTTTTGTATCTAACTATGGTATTGGAACTAAAATACAAAGATCTTCTTTTATTAATTGTGGTAATGAAATCAATACTGCAGCGACTCCTATCACAGATATAATATCATTCGGGCAATCCAATGCAAATATCGTCGTTGACTGCTCGATCAACAGACATCAACAAGGCGGATTTACCAATGTGGCTACCAAAGGCGCCGAAGTTGAAGTCTTAAATTCAAGCAAAACTAGTCTGATTGATATGAATTATGCAGATATCTATCTTTCTGATAGTTTTAGACCGTTGGCAGTATTCAGTGGTTACAATAGATATACCTATATAGATTATGTATTGAATCTGGGCGTTCATTCTAGGGCAGGGCAGATCATCATCATGACTCCCGACGACCAAGGATCGATATCTTTCGCAGATAATTACGCATATTCAACTCCGTTTATAACAGATCCAGGGGGAATTCTTATGACAAATTTTCAATTTAATGTAGAATTAAGAGATAATAACGGGGATAGCGGTTTAGAAACTATCCTGTTGTCATATACGAATCCTTTGTCAACTGGCACGACAGGAACTATTTCGTACTCTATCACCTACGGTGTTTGATCTACACGGCGTAGATAGATTAAACGAATGGAAAAGATTTAGAGATAGTTTGGAATTGGATCAAGAACCCTTGGTCCGTGTTGCAGATCTCTGGAGCCGTGCTCCGTTCGTTAATCCATATCTCGATCCAAAAAATCCTGCCGATTGGCCTGATCCGTGGCATCTGATTCTAGATCTCAAATTAGATGATCTTGCTATCTGTCTAGGAATGTTGTATACTTTGAAATTAACACAGCGGTTTATGGATACCAAATGCGAGATACATATGTCTATGCTTCCAGAGAAACATAATAAAAGATTTTTTCTAGTAGTAGATCACAATCATGTTCTAAATCTCACTCCACGCAGTGTTGATGATAGAAAATCATTTGATCAAATCCGCACAGACAAAATTTGGGCCGGACACGAATTGCCATAAATATCAGACTTCGAGAGACATAGATGATCACAGTGATTAAGAGAGATGGGAAAAAAGAGCCATTAATGATCGAGAAATGGCAGGCCCAGGTGGCAAAAATTTGTAAAGGCATCGCAGATGTTAGCCAATCGATGATAGAAATCAAGGCTCAGTTACATTTTTATGATGGCATCACTACTAGAGAAGTCGACGGAATAACTCTCAGGGCTATCGTAGACCTTATCGATGTAGAAAATAATCCAGATGTTGGCCATACCAACTACCAATTTGTAGCAGGCAAACAGAGATTAAGCATGTTGCGCAAGGACGTATATGGAGACTACACACCTCCCCGCCTCTATGACATAGTAAAACGTAATGTCGAAACAGGACTGTATACTCCAGAACTGCTTGAATGGTATTCGGAAGAAGAATGGGACAAGATGGAAGAGATTATTGATCATAGTAAAGATGAAGAATATAGTTACGCAGCCATCGAACAGTTGATCGAAAAATATCTTGTGCGCAATCGTGCCACTAAAGAAATCTATGAAACACCACAGGTGCGTTACATGATCGCTGCAGCCACAGTGTTCCATAAAGAAGAACCAAATTCGGCTCGTATGCGCTATATCAAGGAATATTATAATGCTGCTAGTGATGGTCTTTTTACTTTGGCTACCCCTGTGCTTGCTGGGCTTGGTACTCCTACCAAACAATTTAGTTCTTGTGTGCTTATTCGCAGCGATGATGACCTTGATAGCATATTCGCTAGTGGTGAAATGATGGCCAAGTATGCCAGCAAGCGAGCTGGCATCGGTTTGGAGATTGGTCGCCTCCGCCCCCTGGGTAGTCCCATCAGAGGTGGGGAGATCATGCACACCGGAATGATCCCATTTCTTAAGAAGTGGTTTGGCGACCTACGTTCGTGCTCACAAGGCGGCATCAGAAACGCTTCAGCCACCGTATTCTATCCTATATGGCATCACCAATTTGATGATTTAATCGTACTCAAGAACAACCAAGGTACAGAAGAAACTCGTGTCCGACACATGGACTACGGTGTCGTATTGTCAGCGTTCTTTTGGCGTAGATTCAAGAACCGAGAAAATATAACATTCTTTGACCCCAACGAAGTTCCTGACCTGTATGAAGCCTTCTACAAAGATTCGAACTTATTCGAAGAACTGTATGTGAAATATGAGAAGCGTCGGGATCTGCGCAAAAAGGTCATGAATGCTGAAGATGTTTTCAAGGGTGGTATACTGAAAGAACGCACAGACACAGGTCGAATATATCTCGTATTCATTGATAATGTCATGAATCAGGGGCCATTTGATCCCGAATACCATACGATTTATCAAAGTAACCTGTGCTGTGAGATCCTATTACCCACACGTCCATTTAAGCGATTAGACGACGAAGATGGTCGCATAGCGTTATGTACACTGGGATCTATCAACTGGGGATCGTTCCGGAATCCAGAGGACATGCGTAGGGCCTGTCGTATCCTACAGCGTAGCCTGTGTAACATTCTTGACTACCAGGACTTCTTGTCGATACAGAGCAAACTCTCGAACGATGAGATACAGCCTCTAGGCATTGGTGTTACCAACCTCGCCTACTGGCATGCTAAACGTGGGTTACAATACGGTGAGAAAGATGCTCTGGCAGAAGTGAAAAGTTGGATCGAGCATCAGGCCTACTATCTAACTGAGGCAACTGTAGAATTAGCCAAAGAAAGAGGCCGCTGTTTAGACAGCGATAAAACTCGCTATGGTCAAGGTATTTTCCCTTGGGAACTAAGAAGCAAAGGTGTCGATGAATTGACTAATTTTACGCCTGAATTAGACTGGGAATCGTTGCGTAAAGAAATGAAACAGCATGGCGTTCGTAATGCCACATTGATGGCCATCGCACCCGTAGAATCTAGTTCGGTGGTCATTAACAGCACTAACGGAATTGAGATGCCTATGAGTTTGATCTCCACCAAAGAATCAAAAGCAGGTTCTTTCACCCAGGTAGTCCCGGACTATCATAAATTAAAAAACAAATATCAATTGATGTGGGAACAATCAGATTGCGTTCACTATATCAAAACTGCAGCAGTATTGTCAGCATACGTTGATCAGAGCATTTCAACCAATACATTTTATAATCCAGCACATTTTTCGGATCGAAAAGTCCCAACAACATTGATCGTTAAAAATTTAATGTTGGCTCATAAATGGGGACTGAAAACATTCTATTACAGTCTAATCAATAAATCTGGTGCCAAACAAGAAGACATTCCGAGCATCAATGGATATCATGAAAAGATCAATGGGTATCATATAGAACCAAATGAATTATTAGAAGAAGACTGCGAGGCCTGCAAATTATGAGTTTAGCACAATATGATTTAACACACACCACAGATTATCTAAATCGAAAAATGTTTCTCGATCCTGCCGGTCCCGTGACCATACAGAGATTCGAAGAAGTCAAATATAAAAAGATCTCAGATTTCGAAACAACCGCCAGAGGGTTTTTTTGGCAGCCTGAAGAGATCAGCCTCACCAAAGATGCGCAGGATTTCAAGGATGCATCTGATGCTGTCAAACATATCTTCACATCTAATCTATTAAGGCAGACCGCATTGGATAGCCTACAGGGTAGAGGACCTAGCCAAATCTTCACCCCTGTTGTTTCATTACCGGAGTTAGAAGCCCTTGTTTACAATTGGACCTTTTTTGAAACGAATATCCATAGCCGCAGTTATAGCCATATCATCCGTAATATCTATAATGTTCCTAAAGATGTTTTTAATACCATCCATGATACTAAAGAAATCGTGGATATGGCTTCAAGTGTGGGGAAATATTACGACGACCTACACCTTGTTAACTGCCGCAAGGAGATGGGTGAAACGATCACGGAAAAAGAACACATCCGGGCCATCTGGCTCGCACTGAACGCTTCATACGCCCTAGAAGCCTTCCGCTTCATGGTAAGTTTCGCTACTAGCCTCGCTATGGTAGAGAACAAGATCTTCATCGGTAACGGCAATATCATCGGGCTGATCCTACAAGACGAACTGTTGCACAAGGGGTGGACTGCTTATCTGATCAATCAGGTGGTCAAAGAAGATGAGCGGTTCGTTGAAGCCAAACAAGAGTGCGAAAGTGAAGTCTACAAAATGTACACAGATGTAATCGTCGAGGAAAAACAGTGGGCCGACTATCTGTTCAAGAAAGGTCCAGTGATTGGACTTAATGCTGCTATCCTCAAAGATTTCGTAGATTATACCGCCCTGACCGCACTAAAAGAAATTGGGATTAAATATCAGCAGGCAGCACCAAGAACTACACCTATTCCCTGGTTCAACAAACACAGTGATACCAGCAAGAAGCAAACTGCTCTACAAGAAAACGAAAGTACCAATTATGTGATTGGTGTGATGAGTGAAAATATTGACTATGAGTCGCTACCGGCTATATAATTATGAACTACAAAGCACAATATAAGATGCGTAGCCCATTTGATTCTTGGAAGAATGCCAGTTCTTTCAGCAACGAATCCGCAGCCATCGCAGAAGCATTAAGAAAAAAACGTGCAGGTGCATTATTGGTACGAGTAGTTGATAGCAAAGGTAAAACAGTTTATTCGGCATAGAAAGGAAAACGATGAAAGCAGTAGTTTGGAGCAAATATAATTGTACGTTCTGTGATCAAGCCAAATCATTGCTGACACAGAAAGATATCGCATTTGAAGAAAGAAAAATCGGTGATGGCTACACACGCGAAGAACTTCTCGAAGCAGTACCTAATGCAAGAACCTTACCGCAGATTTTCTTAGATGAAAAATTGATAGGTGGATTTACAGAATTAAAAGCATACTTCGCAAAGGAAAAACATGTTAATTGACAAAGGATTGACCGAAGGATCAGTCGTTACGATAAAATTAGTGAACGGAGAAGAGATATTGGCCAAATTGGTAGAAACGACTGCTACCGGATATAAAATCTCAAAACCATTGACATTGAGTGCTGGGCCTAAGGGATTGGGCATGGTACCTTTTTTGTTTACCGTAGATCATGAAAAAGATCTTACTATCGATAAATCTGCGGTAATGGTCATAGTGAACACTGAACAGGAATTCGCGAACCAGTATACGCAAGGCACCACTGGCATAGCCATAGCGGGATAATCATGCCTGGAATCAGTAGAGTAGGAGTTGACAAAGCAGGAGGCACGATCGTAGGTGCCCTTGCTCCCACAGTGTTTGCTAATGGGGTTCCAGTCACGGTTTTGGGTGCTCCTGTTATTCCCCATGGAAAAGGACCTCATGCAGCACCAGTGATGGTCACTGCCAGCGCCAATGTGTTTGCCAACGGAATTCCCGTATGTAAAGCAGGTGATATAGCCACTTGCGGCCATGCGACATCCGGCAGCGGTAATGTAAACGTAAATTGATATGAAAAAAATATTTTGGAACGTCCTAGGATTCTTCTGCCTAGGTTTAGCCTATGTAGGCGTGGTGACTCCGGGATTTCCTTACAGCATCTGGGTGGTGGCCGCTGCCTACTGTTTTTCAAAAGGCAGCGAGCGCATGCATCGTTGGTTGTATAATCATCGACTGTTTGGACCATTCCTCACCAACTGGAACGAAAAACGTGTGTTCCCTACAAAGATGAAATTCTTTATGATTGGTATGATGTCGCTGAGCCTTGTGTTGATGTGGGCAGGCGGTGTCAAACCTATTGGTATTTTAAGCACTGCTGTGTTTATGGCATTGGTTGCTGTATGGGCTTGGCGTTTTCCAGGTAGTGTTGCAGAATACGATCAACGAAAAAGCACAGGAAAGAAGATAGGATGGATCAGATAAATTATACCGTACACAAGTTATTTCCTGTTCCTGTGTATAGAAGTAAGATCAGAGTAGATACTTTAACCTATCACAAATTAACCAACGGATTTGAATGGGAAACCAATGACAGGTATATGCTCGAGTTTATCACGCATAAAGAAACCAAAGAACGGCATATCCTTGACCTGCCACAATTTTCTGGACTGAAAAAGCAAGTACAGGATCACGTAGACACATTCGCCTTCAATATTTTAGAGTGCCAAAAAGACATAGCATGGCAGATAACCACATCGTGGGTCAATGAAGTGGTCAAAGGCGGTTACAGTTCAATGCATACACACGCCAATAGTCTTATTAGCGGAGTAATGTATCTCAATGTAGATGAACGGTCAGGGGGTATAGCCTTCCACAAAGAACCATCATATAAACCCTTGTGGCACGATACTATCAGAATAGATTTCGACGAAACCACCGATTTCACCACCGATGCCAGCGTGTTTATTCCCGCACACAACGACATATTGATTTTCCCCAGCACGTTGGCACATAGCGTTTTGATCAATGAATCTGATATAATAAGATATAGTCTAGCATTCAACGTGTTTCCTAAAGGCGTCTTTGGTCGCGGAGGCAATAGCGAACTTACGCTATGAATCATAATCTTACTCCGTTGTTTCCTATTCCCTTGTATCAGTCTAATATAGAACGTGATAGCGATGATTTAAATTTTATAAAATCACAGGTCTTTTCTCGCATGCCTGCAGAAAATGGCAGTTACACTGAAAACAAACGCATATTAGATTCGGCAGAACTAGTCGGTCTTCGAGGAAAAATACAGGCTCACATTGATTATTTCCTCCACCAGATATTAGACTGTGATGATCGATTGAACTTTGAGATACAGAATAGTTGGGTCAATAGGCACGACAGGAATGATTTTGCAGGCTCTCATCGACATTCTAACAGCATCATAAGCGGAATCTATTATCTCGAAGTCTATGATCAAAGCGGTGCCATAGTGTTCCAAAAAGATAAAAGTTATTATAACCTTTGGACTGATACGGTTGAGATTGGATTCAATTATCAACAACACGGTGATCAAGATCGATTAAATGTATTCAACGCCGATGCCTGGGGAATATATCCTCAAGTCGGCGATTTGATATTATTTCCTAGCCTTTTATATCATTCTGTCACAGAAAATCTATCAGACAAAACCAGATATAGCCTAGCATTTAACGTTTTCCCCAAAGGCGTATTTGGTACCAGCATAGACCAATTAGAAATCAAATAATTTATGCATAAAGTAGATCTAGATCTCCTAGTAGATATAGCACAAGAGGTAGAAGGACAGGATTCCATACCTTGGGATAGATTGGCCGTAGGCAAAGAACAGGCCTATAAGATGGTGGCGACTAGCATATTAGAAATGTTTGACAAGCCCGAATACACGTTCGATGACAAAGTCATTCTACTAAGTACTATAACCAAACTAACAGTAGAAAACATGTTACTAAATCTAAAAGTATTGACATTAGAGTCAAGAGATAGTTAAATAACAGTATTGTTGTACATCCTTCGATGTGAAGGCATTCTGGACGGGGGTTCGATTCCCCCCGGATCCACCAAAAGCACACTGATCGTCCCACAGAGGCCATTGCTAATATCTGTACAGTGTGTTTCTGAGGGGTCCGACCGGTTTCGACAGGGTGAGATAACGGAGACGGCAACACAGTAGGCGATGACTGTAAATCAAGCAAAACTATAAATGCAAACGACGCATTTTTTGGAGAAACTCGCCTAGCGGCGTAGTCTCCACGGGGTTGGTATGCCTTGTTTCCCAAAATACCAAAAGTGGCCTTCGGGCCACTTTTTTCTTGACCCCTACTGACCGTTGGTTATATACTTGTCCAGTGCATATTTTGTACGCACAATATTGTTTTTACCTATGAACTCCATAGGAAAATAATAACAAAAACCTATTAAAATCTCTTGATCTATAGGTTAAATAAATTGTAAAATAGTTCTAAGTTTTCAACACACACAAGGAGAAACACATGAAAACAATTGGTGATAGATTAGAAGCATTTGTAGTGACCGGTATCAATCCAGGTAGTGATAAGTTTTTTGACATCACTGAAAAGTCTTTTGAAGGTAAATGGAAAGTTATCGTATGCTATCCAAAAGACTTTACTTTCGTTTGCCCCACAGAAATCGTTGCCTATGATAAATTACAACAAGATTTCGCAGACCGTGATGCAGTATTGCTGACTGGAAGCACAGACAATGAGTTCTGCAAACTAGGCTGGCAGAAAGCACACAGCGACCTTGCTAAGATCAAGCACGTTCAGTTCGCTGACACACAGCGCGGTGAACTGAGTCTTGTTGAGCAACTGGGCGTGTTCTTTGTTCCGGCGGGTGCGGCCCTTCGCGCAACATTCATCGTTGATCCAGACAATGTCATCCAGCATGTTACTGTGAATAACTTGAACGTTGGCCGTAACGCAGAAGAAACTCTGCGTATTCTTGATGCACTACAAACTGGCGAACTCTGTGAGTGTAACCGTCAAGTAGGTGCAGATACATTAGAAACCAAAAAACTAAAGGTGGCTTAAATGACTGCATGGGTAGATCAAATCAAGGATACTATTCCTGACTACGCTAAGGACACACGACTCAATATCGATGCCGTAGTCAAGCGTTCTACTCTGCCACAGGAAGAAGCAGAAGCGGTTGCTCTCGCGGCGGCTTTTGCCACAGGTAATTCAAAACTATGGACTTGGATGCAGAGTCAGATCGCAGATCAACGAGAATCCGAAGCCGCAATTACCGCAGCCAGTTTAATGGCCATGAACAATGTTTGGTATCCTTACGTAGAAATGGCCGAGGATGAATCACTCAGCGGATTGCCGGCACAGTTACGTATGAATGCCATCGCTACACATGGCGGAACTACTAAGGCCAGATTCGAAGCATACGCATTATCGGCTTCGATCGTAGGTAAGTGTCATTTCTGCGTCAAAGCACACTATGAAACACTAAAGAAGGAAGGCTATACAGTAGAACAACTTCGTGACATCGGCCGCATTGCCTCAGTGATTACCGCAGTATCAAGAGTTTTACAAAATTAATTTTAAACATAGTTGTATTCTAGCCCGGTTTATCCGGGCTCTCTTTTTTAGAGAGATAACTAATATTTGTCAGAGAGGATTATATGCTTACTACAAAATTAGAATTGAGCGACCTGTTTAAACTTGAATTCAATGAATGTTTCTATGGTAACGGTATCGTGTTAGAGGCAAAAATATTAGAATATGACAAGTCGCTCGGATCGCTGCCAGAAGCAGCAAAAAAATTATACTTTAGAGTAGATACCGGGCCATATAATTATGCCTTTCCAGGAAGCAGCGGCTGGGCAGGATCGGAACCTGAACTCAATCGCCCCTACAACGAGCCTCCTAAAGAACCGATCGTCAAACCAGATGACTATGTGTGCTGGAGATTGCCTCAACACGAAAGGAGACTGTGGCAAGCAGGATTTCCTGTGTACTTTGGCTACTATCTCGGCGATACCCCAAAAGAGATTCAATTGGATCCCGAAACGGCAGAAACGCTCAAAAAAGATTTTGATTGACAACTTCTAGGAGAGATGCTAGAATACTAGCATTATCTAACTGTATAGGAGGATCTTTTGAGCATGCATCTAGAAGGCCCTTGGTTATCCACCACAGGCAAACGCAAGGGCAAACGCCAGTTCCGCAATTCCGACGAAGCCCGCAAGGCTCGCGAATTGGAAGAATCTTGGAAGGCCCTACAGAAAAAATGGGGTATCGAATCAGAAGAAAAGAAGCGCCGCAGAGCCATGACTGCGGATACCTGGAAACCTGCACCTAGATCTTATCGAGGCAGCGACCAACCTAAGATCGAAAGCCTTCCATTTACCGCTGGTCCCTGCACCAAGCCCGAACAGAAAGTCTATACAGGCACTAAGATCAAAGGCATTGGTACCATGCACAAGAGTAATGCTGTGCCGATTTTTTCTGATGAAGAGGCAGTTGAAATTTCTAAAATGAGGCGATAGAATGACATTTAACACCCTATTTTTGATTGACAATAAAAGAGAACGGTACATAAAGAAAGTATTTCAAAATGCCGATAATGATATCGGTCCTTGGTTATCAATGACTATTTTAAAAGACAGCGCTAAACGGGCTAAAAACAACGGATGGGATTTTGATCTCGATCGAGATTATCTCGTTAAACTGTGGCATCGACAAAACGGATTGTGTGCTGTAAGCGGCATTAAAATGCAGACAAAATCTGGAACTAGAGAAGACAAAAACCCATATCGAGCGAGTTTGGATAGAATCAACAACAATAAAGGCTATGTAAAAGGCAATGTGAGATTTACCACTCATTGGGTTAATAACGCAAAGAGTACCTGGCCGGAAAAAGTTTTTGAAGATTTCGTTGTAAATATTGTCAAAAATCGTCGATAATCGTGTATTTTTTACACTCTGACAGTAAAATGCGATATATATTAAACGTTTCGCAAGAAACTGAGATAGTTGGTCCGGACGGAGCGAACCAGTTTAATGTCCAGACCCGCGAGTCTTGGCCAATGAGAAACCCGTGAGATTCGGGAAGCCATGCTCGCCAAAGGTGAAAGCGCAGTCTTGTAAACAGCAAGGCAGCGTGTCGTAACTGATGGAGACGACTACACGAACCAAGGGTTCTCTTATAGAGCCTCGTGAAGTTAACTCCCTGTAGTGTAATGTCACAGAAGATCGTGACACCAAATGAAAGGAGGAACACAATGTTTCAATCTCTTAGATTGGGTAGTATAGCAGTATCGCTGTTGTTGGTGATGTTTGTAGTAAGTTCGATAACCGGATGGAAATTTCAAAAGTTAAGCGGACAAGAAGGATATCAATTTGTATCTGCGGAGAGCATAGAAAAAGATCTAGAATGTCTTGCTCTGAACATCTATCGCGAAGCGGGATACGAACCGTTCGAAGGTAAAGTAGCTGTCGCTCAGGTCACACTAAACAGGGTGAAGGATCCGAGATTTCCAAAAACGGTATGCGGAGTAGTCTACGAAAAGACCGTGATCTTTTCCACGGTTATCTGCCAGTTCTCTTGGTACTGCGATGCTAACCATAGAAATCGCAAGATCAACGATAAGGCCTATGCCGATAGTTATGCAGTGGCTAAAAAAGTCTACCTGGAAGGATTCCGTCTTGACAGCTTAAATAAAGCATTGTATTATCATGCTGATTACGTCAGCCCTAACTGGAAACTAGAAAGGATAATTAAAATTGGAGCCCACATCTTCTACAGGAAACCAAATGAAAACATTTGACATAGAAAAGGTCCGCGACGGTCTCAAAAGATATTTCAGTCGGCTGAGCCCGGAGAGCCTAGAATGGGTGGCCATTTTGGTCTTACACTCGGCCACTATACCTAGTTTCTTAGCAGTGATGGCAGGCATCACTGACAAGATGCCTGCGGTGGATTTGGTTTTGATGGTTTGGTTTGGACTGGCCCTGCTGTTCGCCAAAGCCGCTGCCAAACGAGACATGTTCAATATCGTCACCCTGGGTTTTGGATTCATGCTCCAGGCCGTGATGATGGCATTGATCTTCTTCAAGTAGATTGGTAATCACCGTAGTTGACTTTGGTTGGCTGCGATGCTATAATTATTAATGTCGTAACTCACACACAGAAAGGTAATTATGAAAAAGGCAATTATAATCGGCATTATGGCTGCGGCAGTCACTGGCTGCTCTTCTATGAAAACCATCGAAGTCCGTGATACCAAAGCGCATCCTAATTGGTATGTTGATTGCGAACAGATCGGCTCCGAAGGGTGGAAGTTCTGGAATCGTGACAAATTTGCCTATGCCTGCGGAATGGGAGAAAGCATCTATGAGCAGGCCGCAGAAGCACAGGCCTATGCATTCGCTGTCAAGGGTTTCGCCGAACGCATCAACGGTTCGGTCAACTCGTCTACCACTATTGACATCACCAATGACAAGCGCAACACTCGAACTTTTGTCGAGCACAAAGTGGTAGATACCGTGATCCGAGAGCATCTTGAAGTCAAGAAGCATTCTTATCAATTGGCTGCTACTAGCCGTGTGCATACCTATGTACGGATCAAGATGCCTCTGGAAACTTTTGAGAGATTGATGCAAGAAGCCAAGTCTGCGAAGGCACAGTAATGAAGATCGCTATCATATTAGCCGGCCTATTATTAGTCGGGTGTTCTTCAGCACCTAAGGTTTCAGCGAAAAAGCCACAGTATTGTCATACTAGCCAAACTATTGAAACCCAAAATGGAGAACGTGTTAACAGTAAAACTCAGGTAGAATGCACGGATGATCAGATCAAAAGATTAACAGCATCAAGGGCCGGATTTAGTCCGTATTGCGGTGAGTTTACTTATTGGATGAGGATTGGAGGAAATGATGTCCAACGCAAAGGTATCAGTTGTCAAAAGCCTGATGGTAGTTGGGAAGTTGTCGATGTTATTGGTCGCTAGCACTGTTCAGGCCAACGATATTAACAATCCAAGATTCTTTGAATATCGAAGCGAATCATTTATCAATGAGGCTATAACTGTATCTTTTGGATTTTTCAAGACACTAGATGATGATCAAAAATCCGCTTATCATCAGGCCTTGACGCATGCAGTTATGTTTGCTGAAAACGGTCAAACGGTTGAGTGGTATAGAGGCGATGCCAGCGGCTATGCTAGGCCGGTGTTGACCTGGCCGACTGGTTCCGGTTATTGCAGAAGGATGCATGTTCAGGCGATCGCCTACGGAGTAGAAAAAACCCTGTCACAGACTGCCTGCTTTGATAATGCGCACACAAATTGGCGATGGTTGAAGCAATAAATAATAGTTCATGAAATATACGTATGGCACATCTGACAAGATAATAGCATATCTAACATTGCTCAGTGGATTGATAATTTCTGCTGTGGCAGTGTGGTATTCGGTGGCAGGCCTAGTTTCTATTTTTGCCGCTAGTGCCGTGTCCATCATCATAATGGGAGTGGCCTTAGAAGTCAGCAAACTGGTAGCCACTGTATGGTTGAAATGGAACTGGCACCGGGCACCTAGTCTGATCAAGATATATCTCATAGCCGCTATCGCCATATTGATGATCATAACGTCTTTGGGCATATTCGGGTATCTGTCAAAGGCGCATCTGGATCAAAATATCGTCAGCGGTGATGTACAGGCCAAGATATCTCTGGCAGATGAAAAGATCAAGATCGAGCGTGAGAACATAGCCAACGCTCAGGCAGTTATCAAACAGATGGATGCAGCCGTTACTGGGGTCATCGCCACAGGTGATCAAGAAATCAAACTCAAAGATGGTACGACACAGGTGCGCAGTGCCGCAGAACGCAGCCTGCAGATCCGCCGTAGCCAATCTCGAGATCGAGAAACATTGACCAAGCAGATCGAAGAAGCGCAATCTCGAATCGTAAAACTACAGGAAGAAATCGCACCTGTTCGGGCAGAGATGCGCAAGGTCGAGGCCGAAGTGGGTCCAATCAAATATATCGCCAAACTGATCTATGGCGATCAGACCGATCAGAACATGTTAGAAAGAGCAGTAACCTGGGTGATTATAACCATCGTGTTGGTGTTCGATCCCCTGGCAGTGGTATTACTATTGTCTAGCCAATACAGTTTCCAATGGTTCAGACAACAAGAAGAGGAGCGAAAAAATGAGTTGGTTCAAGAGGACACCCCATCGGAAGTCGACAGAGAAGAAACATCCCCATCACAGCAGTCCGCGATCGGATCAGTTGATGAAGGAAGTGGCGGACAACCACAAACAGATCCAGAAACACAGACTGGAGATGATGTTGCAGAAGAAGCCAACAGAAAAATAGCGGAGATAGAAACCGATCCAGTCAAATCTAAAGTTTCTGAAGAATCTAAAAAGGATCCGTTAGAAGAATGGAACGAAATGATCGCCGAGGCAGAACGAGCCGTCGACGAAGAAAAAGAAGAAGAACTTATAGAGCAGGCAGCAGAAACAGAAAAAATAGCGATGAGAATCTGGAAATCCGAAGGTATCAAGAACAGCGTCAAGCATCAAAGAATGTTGCTAGAAAGAGGGATCATCGATAAATTGCCCTGGGAAGATTATCTTAAACCTATAGCCGATTTCGGTGACGATGAAGCGGCGTTGGAGGCAGCTAAATGGGCCCAAGAACAACTTCAAAAATCCAACGAACGCCCAGGAGATCATCTAGTAGAGTCAGAATCTAAAAAAAAAGATAACGAGATGGATGGAGAAAGAGGGAATGCAGCAGATAGTACGAAGCAAGGAAGAATGACCGATTATATTCAAAATGCCGAACAAAATGACAATACTATCTGGCAAAGGATCAAAAAAGGTTAAAGATGTCTGACCATGTAATCATAGTCACTGTTCCGGATGATTTTTTACCAGATAGTTTTAGATTTTTAATCTATGATCTTACAGAAAATCAAACCCAAATAATTTCAGAAAGTTTACTCCGTCTCAACAAAGTGGGAAACATAGTAGTGTATTCCGCTAGACCTACCGATTCAATAGATTGGATATTAGACAAAAAACTCAAAAGCGACTTTATAATCTTTAATGCAGACTCTCTCGATGATACCATGGTAGGATATTTTGCTGCCCAACGAAATTCTTATTACTTTGGCACATTAAAAAAATTGAATAAAATTAACAAATCTGCTATATACTCAGTCGAAGATGTTGTAGAATTGCTTACTTTTAGAATGGAAAATAATGAAACAATTTAACAATCAATTACAGGGAAGGACGGTTGTTTTCAAAGAAAACGAAAACATTAACCAGGCCCTCAGGCGTTTCAAGAAAAAAATCGAAGATTCTAATATTTTAGATGATCTTAGAAAACATGAATTTTACGAAAAACCAACCAGTATTCGTAAACGGAAAAAATCTGCTGCCAAAGCAAGATGGCGTAAAAAATTAAGAGAACAACAACTTCCGGCAAAACTTTTCTAAGAAAGGTATCAAATGCGTATCGAAGACGAAGTCAAATTAGACTTTCGTGATGTGTTGATCCGTCCCAAACGTTCTACTTTAAGCAGCCGAAAAGAAGTAGAACTTTCCAGAACTTATAAATTCCGTCACAGCAGTCAAGAATGGACGGGCGTTCCCATAATGGCTGCCAACATGGATGGAGTAGGTACGATCGAAATGGCTAAGACTCTTTCCGGGCATAGTATGTTTACCTGTTTGGTAAAGTCTTACGACGAAGAGGACCTGTTTGACTTAGCCACTGAGTACAGCGGCAATTGTTTCGCTGTCAGCACCGGCACTGGCGAACGAGATTTCCAAAGACTGAGCCGAATAATCAATGCCTATCCAGAGATCCGTTTCGTCTGCATCGACGTAGCCAACGGCTACAGCGAAACATTCGGTGATTATGTCGCAGACGTCCGTGACGCCTGGCCAGACAAAACCATCATCGCCGGTAATGTGGTCACTGCTGATATGACCCAAGAACTTATTTTACGGGGAGCCGACATCGTCAAAGTTGGAATCGGACCGGGATCGGTATGCACGACTAGGATACAGACTGGAGTTGGCTACCCGCAACTTTCTGCGATCATTGAGTGCAGTGATGCGGCCCATGGGCTCGGCGCCCATATCGTTGCTGATGGTGGCTGCACTTGCCCAGGCGATGTGGCTAAGGCATTTGGCGCAGGCGCAGACTTCGTCATGCTGGGTGGGATGTTAGCCGGCCACGACGAAGGCGGTGGCGAAGTCAAGGACGGCCTAGTTACCTTTTACGGCATGAGTTCGGACACAGCAATGAATAAGCATAGCGGCGGCGTTGCTGAATATAGAAGTTCAGAAGGACGCACAGTAGAAGTAAAATACAAAGGTCTAGTAAAAAACACAGTGCTAGATCTGCTGGGGGGACTCCGCAGTGCCTGTACTTATGTAGGCGCCCCGACCCTAAAACAGCTATCGAAATGCACTACATTTATCCGGGTCAATCGACAAATCAATGATGTATTTGTAAAAAATAATATTTGACTTAAACGATAATAGAAAGTATAATAGCAGCATGACCGCACTTACTGATATCATGATCGACATGGAGACCTTAGATGTTCTCCCCACAGCAACTATTTTAACGATTGGCGCAGTCAAATTTGATCCATTCGGTGACGATATATCTGAACCATCTTGTGAAAAGTTTTATGTTAAAGTAGACTTAGATAGTTGTGATCGCATAGGTTGCACCGTAAGCCAATCTACCCTAGACTGGTGGGCAAATCAAAGTAAGGCAGCACAGGAAGAAGCATTCGATCCTGAAGGCAGAATCAATATCGTTGATGCTATGAATCAACTATACAAATTCTGCTGGGGAGCGAAACGGGTTTGGAGCCATGGGGCAGGATTTGATGTCATAATCTGCGAACACCTTTTCCGCAAGATCGGGAAAGCCATCCCTTGGAGTTTTTGGGAAGTCAGGGATACACGCACATTGTTCGATCTCGGTATAGATCCGCAGCGGCCACCTGTGCTGAAACATCATGCGCTAGAAGATGCTTGGAATCAGGCAGTGGGTGTACAAAATGTGTTTAAGAAATTGAGATCTGCAAGCAGCATGGATGGAAAATTGTTCACACCACTGGCAAAACAGAGATAAATTAAGCAATCAACGATGTATTTTTAAAATAAAAGAAAGGAAAACAACCGTGAACGAACGAATTCAAGAACTAGATTATATTAGGTTAAATTATGAATCCAATAATCTATAACGGTAAAAAAATAATAAAGATAGAAAAAACTTCTCCTGGACTTTTTCTTACCTGGCTTTTAAATAATATTTGTACCTATCATTGTAGTTATTGTCCTGAAATTGTGCATGGCGGCAAAAATCATCACTACGATTGGAAACATGTAAAGCCTTTTTTAGATCGGTGCTTTGAAAAATTCTCTTATGTCCACTGCAGTCTTTCAGGCGGAGAACCTACAGTAAGTCCTTTTTTTAAAGATTTAGTTGACACCATTTATGATAAAGGCGGAACTGTGCATGTGACTACAAATCTTGTACGTTCTTGGGATTATTGGAAAGATATAGCTTATAAATTTTGTTCTATAAGCGTAAGCTATCATTCAGAATTTGTAATATCAGAAGAGGAAGAGGACGAATTTATTGATAAGTTATCAAAATTATCTCACAAATCCTATGTTACATTAAGAATAATGATGCATCCCAGAAATTGGGATAGATGCGTTAGAATGTATGAAAAGGCTTTGTTAGCATCTGAACCTTTTACTATCGAAGTGGTAAGAATATTACCTGACTTTGGTACGGGAATTAATTATTTTGATGCATCTTACACTGACGAACAATTAGATTTTTTAAAAAACACGCCTATAGTCTTCGGAGATCCGAAACTAAAAAAATTAACTAATCATCGAATGAACAAAACAAAATCAAATGTGTTATATGATGATGGATCTCAAGAATTTTTTTCTTTAAACATACAATCGGATCTAGAAAAAACTAAATCAAATAATTTTTTCGGATGGGAATGCTCTATAGGATTAGAAAGTTTATTTGTTTTACATGACGGAAGAGTGCAACGTGCAAATTGTGAAGTTGGCGGTCATCTAGGAAATATAGTTACAGGATTTGACTGGCCTAAAGAAAAGATAATTTGTAATAAAAACATTTGTCATTGCGCGGCTGATGTAATCATCACGAAGGAAAGCAGAAGTGATCGTGTTCACGCATTGAATCGTGCCTGTCAGATATTGAAGGAGAAGTTCACTCTAGAGGAGATAAAATGAAGGTTTACATAATATTCGCCGCAATATGTGGCATCGTTGCCCTGATCACAGCAGGCCTATGGTCTGTGAGGGACCAACATCTCGCATGGCATTTTTTCTTCTGCAAGTATTACGATTCTGTGTGTCAATGAGAGGATAATCATGTACGGACTATACAAATTTTTGCGATTACTGTTTAGGACTTTCTATCAATTGCTGGATCCCAACTTCAATGGTATGAGAAATGCTCCCATGCAGATCAAATACATCGCCAGCATCATGCTGGCCTGTTTTTGGGCCCTGGCGTTTTCATTATATGCGGGCGAGATGTGGTATCTGGGATACAATGTGTTTGGACACATGGCCATCGTCAGCATGGCGTTCATAACTTGGTTGGTGATCAAGACTGTGCAGAAACAGTATCCCGATCGACCAAAATATGATCAACTGCGACAATCGGATCGTGCCCAGAGAGATTCTGAGATGAGTGATGAAGAACGAGCCGAGAAGGCAGCGAGTATCTAAATACTGTGATCCAGAATACGCTGACAGAGATCGTCAGCTACACAGTTTGAAAACAAAAGCAAATGACAGAAACCAAAACACGCACCTGGGCTAGAGCAGTCAGTTGGAGACTGATCGCCATGTTAATAACCATACCTTTTGCAGGCTGGCAAGGGGCCATAGCTCTGGCCATCATACATACCATAATCTTTTATGTGCATGAACGTGTTTGGTTGAGAGTCAGTTGGGGCGAGCAGTGATTCCAATATGTGGTTAAGAACAATTCGGGCAGTGATGTGGTCTTTTCTGGGCATCAGAAAAAGATCCGAATATGAACAGGACGCTGAACAACTTAATCCTGTGGTATTGGTTGTTGCGGGGCTTGTAATAACTCTAGTGTTTGTGTTATCATTATTAATGTTAGTAAATTTAATTGTTTAAAGGAAACAAAATGAAATCATTTATTTTTGCAAGTTTGGTCGCGTTAAGCGTACCAGCCATGGCACAAGATGCGGCCCAAGGCAAAGTCAAGTACGCTACCTGTGTGGCCTGTCACGGCGCACAAGGTCAAGGTGGTGCAGGTCCCAAGTTGGCCGGCCAGCCAGCGGCAGACATTGAGAGGAAACTCACTGCCTACAAAAACAAGCAACAGATTGGCGCACAGAGTCAGTTGATGTGGGGCTTTGCTGCACAACTATCTCCAGCCGATATTAAAAACATCGCGGCCTATACTGCTACACTGAAGTAAAGTGTCAATCAGTAACTACATCAATCAGGAATTACGCTCTGATCATGCAGGTGAAGTTGGAGCGGTAGAAATCTATCGGGGTATAAAAGCAGTGGCCCTGTGGCGGGAAGACCCCGAATTGTTGGAGTTTGCTGATGCACATGGAGCTGTGGAACGACAGCATTTAAGAATGATGGAGTCCCTGGTACATGTGTCACAGCAAAGTCGTCTGCAGATTCCTTGGCGAATAGCAGGTTGGCTCACTGGTGCTGTGCCAGCTCTATTTGGACGCAATACAGTGTATGCTACCATACAAGCTGTGGAAACTTTTGTGGACCATCATTATCAACAACAGATTGATCAGTTATCTTCCTATCCCGAACACAACGATCTGGTAGTCGTACTTAAAAAATGCCAGGCCGACGAAGTGCATCACAAGCATGATGCTGGGTCGCGTGTTAGATCCATCAACCCTGCATTGAAATTATGGGTAAAGTTGATTGACCTGGGATCGCGCGGTGCGGTCTCTATTTGCCGTCGCATTTGAAAGGAAACATATTATGAAACTGGTTCTAAAAAATTATTGGCACACATTGCCAGACTTTGACTGGAGCAACCTGCTGTTGCGAATACCTTTGGCCGTGGTGTTTATCACACAGGGCTTGGCCAAGATGCCATTTGATCCTGCGGGTGGAGCAGCATTTGGTCTGCCGGCCTTGGTATGGTGGTTCGTGGTCTTTGGTGAAATACTAGCCGGTGTTGGTCTACTGGCGGGAGGATTAGCCACTGTGGCTAAGATTCGGGACTTGCCCTATGTTGCCGAACTGGGAGATGCACTCACTAGATTCTGCGGCCTGGTCATGTGTTGCGTGATGACCGGAGTGATCTGGGTAGTGCTCAAGCCTGAAAGTCTATGGGCTTTTATTCTCTCTGACTACTTGCACTTCAGCCTATGGATTGGTGGACTTTATTTTGCACTGAGAGGCAACTGGGCAGTAGCCAATAAAAAGAAACTACAAGCGGCCAATGTCTAAAATAGTCACAGTCTACGAACGATTTCACGCACAAAATCCTGTGCCAAATAATCCGCCGCGGGAAAAAATCTACAACAATGCGTTCAAGAGTCTGGTGGGTGTGACACTGAGTGCCCAGACTAAAGATGAACGCACCGCTGAAGCCTGCGCTAACTTATTCGCTCATGCTGAAACTCCGGAAGAAATCCTATCCCTGGACATAGACAAATTAAAACAATTAATACGGCCTGCTGGTATGTACAACAACAAGGCCAAGAATCTGAAGTTGATGAGTCAGCAACTGTTGGATCGTCATGCCGGCACAGTGCCCAATGATAGAAAGCAGTTGATGCAGTTGGCAGGCGTGGGTCGCAAAAGCACAGACATCATGATGCGTTTTGTGTTCAATGAACCTGCTATCGCCGTGGACACCCATGTGCATCGTATCAGCAACAGACTGGGCATAGCAAATACAAAAGCAGAACACAAGACCGCAGAAACATTAGAGCAGAATACCCCTGATCAGTATCGCTGGGGTGCTCATGAATGGTTGATAGATCACGGCAAGTATATCTGTCGTGCTAGATCACCCAAATGCGATCAATGCATGTTCACAGACATCTGTGATCACTACCAAGAAAGACAGAGTGATCATGCAAAATTTTAATTTTTTAAAGAGGAGACTGAAATGAGTGTAGTAACTAACTTGAACGATAAGTTCTTTGATCGACCTTTGATCGAACTGGACAACCGAACACTGTACTGGATCATTGGTTTGAGTGCCACTCTAATCATGGCCATGACCGTGGCAGACTTTGCTGCTGCCAAGTTCCTGGATTTTGGTTGGGTAGTGACACCTGCCGGCGCCATGCTATTTGCTGTGGTGTTTGTGGTCAGAGACATGTTGCACAAACTGGCCGGTGCTGCTGTGGTGCAACGAGTGATTCTAATAGGTGTGGTCTTGAATCTTGCTGTGGCAGCATTCATGTATGCCATGACCTTTATTCCTGCTCCGGCATTTAGACCCAGTGTGAACTTTGATGCTGTGTGGAAGATGAGCCTGGGCATAGTGATCGGTTCAGAAATCGCCACAGTGGTCAGCCAGTGGGTCAACACCTGGGTGTATCAAGTGCTGTGGGAACGTGACTGGGGTTCGTGGGCAAGAACATTTGTCAGCAACCTAGTCAGCTTGCCAGTGGATGCTGTTTTATTTGTACTGTTTGCCTTTGTGTTTATTCCTCCGCTGTTGGGTGGTGATGCCATGGATCTCAACAAGGCCATCGCTAGGATCGTGAGCGGCAGCACCCTGTTCAAACTAGGAGTGATCTTGGCACTGACACCTTTGGTCAGTCTTGCACCATGGCGTGAAGAAGCTAGGGCCATGAAGTGATCGAATGGATTAGAAAACCCTGGCAATTCTGGTTTGAGTGGTCAATAACCGCAATCCTAATAGTAGGTGCGGTTTTGACTTCTATGAATATCTATCCACTAAATATATGGTTCCTGTTTGTTTCCAATCTAGGTTGGGCCATACAGGCCATCATGTGGCGCAAGTGGAGTCTTCTCACTGTACAGACAGTGATCACAGTGATCTATTTGCCGCCCTTGATCAAGAGTATATTAACATGAAGGATATTAACAGTCATGAATTTGGCTGCTGTTCTAGTAATTTTTTGGCATTGTGATTGGGCAGCATCAAGAGCCCTGCTGCCCAATACCGAAATCATGCCCTGCATCGAAATCACAGAAATTGTCAAGCGTGAAAAGTTTGGCGGCGATTGGAATCTGTATCTTGAATGGTGGAGAGCCAACCGAGATCGAGAATACGCTGACAGAGATCGTCAGCTGGGTCATGCAGGCTGTAATTTGGCGGAAACATAGCCTATTCATCGTCCAGGCTGTGATCACTGTGATCTACATCGTAGGTATCGTAAATATTTTTATCTAGCTGTATAATCTCAGAGATAAATAAAATCGTAAATTGTACCACTATTAGGGCAATTTTCAGGGCATAGAGCCTAAAAAATAGATCTTACTTTATAAGGAGATATGTATGTCTAAGATCATCGGTATTGACCTCGGAACCACCAATTCGTGCGTGGCCATCATCGAGGCAGGAAAATCCAAAGTAATCGAAAATTCAGAAGGTGCTCGCACTACACCTAGCATCGTTGCCTACACAGAAAACGAAATCCTGGTCGGAGCCAGCGCTAAAAGACAGGCCGTAACTAATCCCAAAAACACCATTTATGCAGCCAAACGGTTGATCGGTCGCAAGTTCAAAGAACAGGCTGTACAAAAAGATATCGATTTAATGCCATACGAAATTATGGAATCTAAAAACGGAGATGCATGGGTTCGAGCACAGGGCAAAGAACTAGCACCGCCCCAAATCTCTGCTGAAGTCCTTCGCAAGATGAAGAAGACCGCAGAAGATTATCTAGGCGAAACTGTTACCAAAGCAGTTATCACAGTTCCTGCTTACTTCAATGACAGTCAAAGACAGGCAACCAAAGATGCTGGACAGATCGCTGGTCTAGAAGTTCTGCGTATCATCAACGAACCTACAGCGGCCGCGCTGGCTTATGGTGTTGATAAAACTGATAAGAAAGATCGAAAAATCGCCGTGTATGATCTAGGAGGCGGTACATTTGACGTTTCGATCATTGAAATCGCAAATGTCGACGGTGACAAGCAGATCGAAGTGTTGTCGACTAATGGTGATACATTCCTGGGAGGCGAAGACTTTGATCAACGTATCATGGATTTCTTGGTCGATGAGTTTAAGAAAGAAAACGGTGTAGATCTCAAGAACGACGTCCTAGCATTGCAACGTCTTAAAGATGCTGCAGAAAAAGCCAAGATCGAACTGTCGAACAGCGCTCAGACAGAAGTTAACTTACCTTATGTAACCGCAGATGCGTCTGGTCCGAAACATCTAGTAGTTAAGATTTCTAGGTCTAAACTAGAAAGCCTAGTTGAGGATCTTATCCAACGCAGCCTAGAACCCTGCCGCATCGCTATGAAGGATGCTGCTGTTACGGCTGCAGACATCGATGAAGTCATCCTCGTTGGCGGTCAGACCCGTATGCCTAAGGTCCAGGAAGAAGTCGAGAAATTGTTCGGCAAGGCTCCTCGTAAAGACGTTAACCCCGACGAAGCGGTAGCAGTTGGTGCCGCAGTACAAGGTGCTGTGCTAGGCGGTGATCGAACAGATGTTCTTCTGCTAGATGTCACTCCGCTGAGCCTCGGTATCGAGACATTGGGCGGTGTGATGGCCAAGATCATCCAAAAAAATACCACTATTCCTACTAAGGGGCAGCAGACATTTTCCACCGCAGAAGACAATCAACCTGCTGTAACTATCAAGGTATTCCAGGGAGAAAGAGAGTTAGTTCAACATAACAAAATGCTAGGCGAATTCAACCTCGAAGGAATCGCACCGGCACGTAGAGGTATGCCACAGATCGAAGTTACTTTCGACATCGATGCTAATGGCATCATGCACATCTCTGCCAAAGACAAAGGCACAGGAAAAGAAAATAAGATCACGATTAAGTCTGACTCTGGTCTTAGCAAAGAAGAAATCGAAAAAATGATCAAAGAAGCCGAAGCCAATGCTGATGCAGACAAAAAAGCCAGAGAATTAATAGAAGCACGGAATCAAGCAGAATCTACTGTATATGAAGTAAAACGTGACGTAGAGGAATTTAAAGACACACTCACAGACTCAGAAAAATCAGAAATCGAATCTGCTGTTGCCTCAGTTGAACAAGCAGTCAAAGGGGATGACACAGATAAGATTAAATCTGAACTAGAAAAAGTTTATCCTGCGATGAAGATTCTTTTGGAAAAACGTACTGCTAAAGAACAAGCAGAAAAACCCAATCCGGAATCACAGGATGATAATGTAGTCGATGCTACATACACAGAAACCAAGAATTAATAATAGGGACACCATCGGGTCCCTCGTTAATCTTACTTTATAAGGAGAAAATACGAATGAAAGTAAATCCAATCAGAGATAGAATTTTAGTAAAGCCTTTAGAGACCGATACAGTTACAGCATCCGGCATCGTGATCCCCGATACTGCGCAAGAAAAACCAATGCAAGGAGAAGTACTCGGAGTAGGGGCCGGTAAAATCACGGATGAAGGAAATCTAGTTCCTATGACCGTGAAAATCGGAGATAAGATTCTGTACGGAAAATTTTCTGGACAGGCTGTAAAAATTGAAAATAAAGATCACATCATTCTCAAAGAAGATGATGTATTGGCTATCGTAGAATAAGGAGACAGACATGCCATCGAAACAAGTAACATTTAGCGACAGCAGTCGTGCAAAATTAGTAGAGGGTGTAAACATCCTCGCCAATGCAGTTAAAGTAACATTAGGTCCTAAAGGACGCAATGTAGTGATCCAAAAATCATTTGGATCTCCCGTGATCTCCAAGGACGGTGTCACAGTGGCCAAAGAAATCGAATTAGAAGATAAACTACAGAACATGGGCGCTCAGATGGTCAAGGAAGTCGCCTCAAAAACCGCAGACAAAGCAGGCGATGGCACTACCACTGCCACTGTGCTCGCGCAGAGCATTGTCAAAGAAGGCATGAAATTCGTTACCGCAGGTATGAATCCCATGGATCTCAAGCGAGGCATCGACAAAGCGGTGGATGCTGCTGTGGAAGAACTTTCTAAGATTTCCAAAGAATGCAAGACTAACAAAGAAATCGAACAGGTCGCATCTATCTCTGCTAACAGCGACGAAACTATTGGAAAAATCATCGCCAAGGCCATGGAGAAGGTGGGCAAAGAAGGTGTCATCACAGTCGAAGACGGTAAAGGTCTCAAAGACGAATTGGAAGTTGTTGAAGGTATGCAGTTTGATCGCGGTTGGGATAGCCCCTACTTCATCAACACACCGGATAAACAAACTGCTGTATTCGAAGATCCATATATCCTTTTGACTGATAAAAAGATTTCGAACATCCGCGATTTGATTCCTGTACTAGAAGCAGTGGCCAAGACCGGTAAACCATTGTTAGTAGTCGCTGAAAGCACAGAGGGTGAAGCATTAGCCACATTGGTGCTGAACTCGATGCGAGGAATCATTAAGAGTTGTTCAGTCAAGGCACCCGGCTTTGGCGATCGCCGTAAGGCCATGCTTGAAGATATCGCTATCCTAACAGGTGGTACCGTGATCGCCGAGGATCTTGGACACACATTAGAAAAGACCACGTTAGATCAATTAGGTCGTGCATCTAGAATCGAAGTGGCCAAAGAAAATACTACCATCGTCGGAGGGGTAGGAGATAAGGAATCTATCAAACAACGTTGTGCAGCCATCAAAGTGCAGACCGAAGAAGCGACCAGCGACTATGATAAAGAAAAGTTGCAAGAAAGATTGGCCAAATTAGCAGGCGGTGTTGCGGTAATCAAAGTTGGTGCTGCCACCGAAGTAGAAATGAAAGAGAAAAAAGATCGAATCGATGATGCTTTGTGTTCAACCCGTGCGGCCGTGGAAGATGGAATCGTTCCCGGGGGAGGTGTGGCCTTGATCCGATCTAAAACAGCGATCAAAGATCTCAAAGGCGCGAACACTGATCAAGATGCTGGTATCAAGATCGTGCTGCGTGCCATGGAAGAGCCCCTGCGCCAGATCGCTACCAATAGCGGTGATTCTGCCGATGTAGTAGTCAATAGAGTCGTAGAAGGTTCCGGGACTTTCGGTTACAATGCGGCCACACATCAGTTCGGTGATCTATTAGAGATGGGTGTTATCGATCCTACCAAAGTGGCAAAAACTGCTTTGGTGAATGCTGCTTCAATCGCAGGACTGTTGTTGACCACCGACTGCGCTATCACTGAAATAGCGATCAAAGAAGAGAAAGGTGTTCCAAATCCCGGAATGGATATGGGCATGTAATGATCCAATGGGGGCCAGTCCCCCATTGACTCGCACAGACAGAGACAGTAAAATATAAATATGTTGCAGGACACCTATATGGGTTCAGCACAAGGGCATAGGGCCCAAACTTATCTTACTTTTTAAGGAGATTTTAAAATGACACAATTACAACGTTTTGACACACAGGCATTAAACAGAGCATTAGTTGGCTTTGATAGGATTTTCGATGACATGGAGCGTCGATTCTCCAACCAGATCAGCAATAATTATCCTCCATACAATGTAGCCAAACTACAGGAAAATCTCTACGAGATCGAGATGGCTGTCACTGGCTTCGAAAAAGACGAAATCAAGGTCACTGTAGAACAAAACGAACTTACCATCATTGGCGAAAGAGATAAGAACGATGATGTTACAGTAGAGTTTTTACATAGAGGGTTGGCTCTTAGAGATTTCGAGCGTAAGTTTACTCTCGCTGAACATATGAAAATCGTCAGCGCAACTATTAAAAACGGTATTCTACAGATCAGAATCGAGCGAGAAATTCCAGAAGAAATGAAACCTCGAGTAATCGATATCGTCGAAATCAAATAAAGTATTAGTCACAGAGTTCGGGGGAGACTCCGAACTCAACTCGGGAGAAAAGATGTCTATAGATGCACAAATCGACGAAAAAATAACAACTAGTCTACAACCTCCGAAAATGTGGAAAGTTATATTTTTGAACGATGATAAAACGCCGATGGAGTTCGTTATCGATCTGTTAACTCAGATTTTTAGACACGACGAAACCACTGCTAAAAATTTAACTTTAGAAATACATCAAACAGGCAGCGCGGTAGTAGGTGTTTATACGCACGAGATAGCAGAAACAAAAGGAATCGAATCTACCACATTAGCTCGCAGTCATGGTTTTCCTTTGCAAATTACTTTAGAAATGGAACAATGACATTCGATGATGTTAAATTATTAAAATATAAATCAACCGGAGCCCGTAGATTCGGATTTTGGGTGCATTTTAGAGACAGGCGTCCAGTATCTGAATCTAATGGTACCCGAGGTCGAAAAAAGATGTTGCAATTTTTTGAAGAAAGCCTAGGACCACTGGGAAAAAAATGGAATTATCAAAGGACTGATCGAGAATATATTCTGAAATTAAATGACGAAAAAGATTTATTATTTTTGTTGTTAAGGCTTAAAGATTAAATACATATATTATGAGCCTAAAAGAACTTACTTACGAAGAACACAAATTCGCCGAAACAAGACCATTTGTTAAAATTTTGTTTAAAGGTGATATCGATCCTCAATTATACGCGACGTATCTATATAATCAATTTCCTATGTATGAAATATTAGAGGTCTGTACTATGCCTCACGGAATTTTAAACGATGTTCCGGGAATTTTACGTAGCAAAGCGATCCGAACAGATTTCGAAGAACTATGGAAAGGTGAAGTTGCACCAGCACTGTGTCCAGTAGTTAAAGATTATACAAAATATATCATCAGTATCAAAGATGATGTTAGAAAACTAATGTCCCATATCTATGTCAGACATATGGGAGATCTAGCTGGCGGTCAGATGATCGCTAAAAGAATCCCAGGCAGCGGAAAATATTATCAATTCGAGAACGTCGATGATTTAAAAACAAAGATACGTGCCAAAGTCGACGACTCGATGGCTGACGAAGCAAAATTATGTTTCGGATACGCTGCTAGATTTTTTGAAGAGATGATGCAGTATGTCAAACAGTAATGTCTGGCAGACGCTGATTGAGATACAAGATCTATTCATAAATCATTTTTCTCGGACAGGATTAGAAATATTCGAACCGGGTATGGACAGATTCAATCAGCCCGGTTGGGTCAATAGAGTGTGGACTGGAACATTCTATCGAAGGGCACACGTAGACGTAGTCGACGCCCGAGAAACCAAGGGACTGTGGATGATGCACTGTTGCGTATTTCCACACACAAACAATCCTGCTCCTATATTCGGATTTGATGTCATCGCAGGTAAAAACAAGATCACGGGCTGTTTCGTAGATTATTCACCTACCTCAGATCGTGAACATCCTATGTGCGAATGGTTCGCAGAAGAAGTAGCTAGCCTAGAGTGGCGAAAAGAACGTGCTCTGCCAGATTGGGCTCAGCGCATATTCAGTCCCTCGATGGTGGCCGCGGGCAATGTACAGGACGAAACCGAACTGGCACAGATCCGAGAGCTAGCAGAAAAGTGCGTATATAACTATACTGCCACAGTTATGGACACTGCATGGACCATCACAGACAATACATTCGAACAAAACTATTACGCACAGAACCAAAAGCAGAATCCGCACACACCTAGAGTCATGGTCAGCCTGGGTCTGTCAGAAAAAGATGTCCGTGTGTTTATCCAGGATTGTCTGTTCCCAGAAATACGATAAATACTCTAATGCGAGCATTTGAATTTTTATCTGAATCAATACTTTTAGAAAAAGCCCGAGGTCTCTTGTACAGAGATAGAGGTGACAAGTTTGTCAATCCGCAAGGGCAGGAAATCGAATTCCAACAGGTCGCTTATATACCAAGCCAACCTGGTGCCTATAAGACCAAAGAAGAATTAGATGCGGGGGTCGAGCAACTAAAGAAAAACTATCCGAATGTAGTGTTTGTAAACAATCAAGATAATTCTATGCGGGCAGTGGCTGTTCTAGAGTTCAAAGATACCAAGACCAACAAGATGGTATATTTTGCTAGATATTTCAAACAAATTACCAATGACATGACAGGACAATGGAAGAACGACGGTCTTCCTGGTAATTATCAATTGCAAAAGGCTTCTAGCCTTAAATCTAGTTATAAAATGAAACCATTAGATATTTTCGCACCTGGTTCGGAATTTGCAACACCACAGGCACTGATCAAAGAACTATCTGCATCACCAAACGGACAACCATTGGCAGCCGATGCCGCTGTAATATTACGAGGTCAATTACCGATGTTCAAAGGTATGGCTGAAAAAGAAACTGCAATCAGAGATGATTTTGGTGAAGTACTCGCTCCTATAGCATTGTTGGTCGGCTCAATTAAAACACCAGGTTCCGAAGAAGCGAGGGAAACTTTAAACAACAATGCGCCTTGGTCTGGAACTATCAAGTTTTCGAATCAGAAAACCAGCGGATTGGTCGATAGTGAAATAGAATTGCCAACAGGAATAACACTAGGAATATCCAGCAAAGGTAAGGACGGAGCAAAAGCTAGTATAAAAAACATCTATGACGGAATCAAAGTCATAGAAAAGCAGCAAGACCAATCTTTAATAACAAACAACCCAGAAGCTATAGCCATAATCAAAATAGTCGCGGAAGCGTCGTCTGTTAATGGACCGTTCGCTATTGCCGAAGAATTAAAAAAACCGGACGTCGTTGCTCTTCAGCCGATCATCAAAGATCTGATCGCTAAAAACCCACCGGACTTCAACGCCTATCCTCAATATCAATCTGTTCTAGAATCCTATGCCAGTAGGAAAAAAGCAGACAAAAAGAATCCTAGATATAATATAGGTTATCAAGTATTATCGGTCATCGCTGAGGATATGGCATCAGAAGTAAACAAAATTAAGGGGTTTGGAGACACCTGTATTAAATTAGTCAACTCGTCTCCTATCGTGCAAATCTATACTCAAACTGCCAAACAAGGTAATGATGTCGCTGTCACAGGTTTTGATGCATTATATCCTCCTAACTTTAAAGGCAAGATATCTCTAGATGCCAGCAAGGTTTACTATTCAACCGGTACTAATGGTCGTTACACATTCGCATTTGATCCTTCATAATCACAGCTGATAATTCTTTAGTTCGCTCCGTTAAATAATATACAACCCAACCCGGGAGCGAATAGAATGAAAAAAGTTATAATAACGAGCATTGTTGCGGGATTGTTTTCTATCCCTAGCATTGCTGTGGCCCAAGATGCGACCACTGTTAACACCAATAATAACAGCACATCAACGAGCACAGTTAACAGCACCAGCACCAATACAAACACCAATATTAACGAAACTACCGTTAACAGTGTTAGTACCAATACAAACAACAATAACAACGTCAGCACTAGTACCAGTACTAATACCAACAACAATGTCAATACTGGTCATACGACCAGCGCTAACACGAATACTAACAATAATAACAACACCAGCACCAGCGATAATACCAATCGTAATATCAATTCTGGAGATATGACTAATCGTAATATCAACGATTCGACCATAAATCAAAAGATAGAACAACCTCCCCCGACTGCTATAGCACCTGCTATGATGAGCGGAGGCAACAACGATCTATGTACAGTTGGCACCAGCGGTGCTGTACAGACACAGATCCTTGGAGTCAGTTCAGGCGGCACGGTCCGTGATATGAACTGCGAAAGATTGAAAAACGCCAAGACTCTATATGACATGGGCATGAAAGTGGCCGCTGTGGCAACCTTATGTCAAGACCGCAGAGTGTTTGATGCCATGTGGAACGCTGGCACGCCTTGTCCTTACGAAGGCATGATCGGAGATAAGGCCAAAGTTGCCTGGACCAACAATCCCGACAAAGTTCCAAAACCTGAGGTGATAAAGGGTGATGACTTCTATAAGAAAACTGGCTTCGGCGCTTTGCTTGGTGCTTTGCTTTTCGCAATATTCTAACGCACAGCAGATAGATCCCACCACAGGTAATCTAATCTATACTGATGCTAATCCGCCGCCTGGTGGATATGCCGCTCAGGGTGCATCCTGGTCTGGATCATTTGTCGGTACTAATTCAAACGGTGGCGGAACTTCTGGTGGCAATGTACCAGGATTTAATCCCGCTACTGGCACATGGATGTTTGGCTATAATCAAGGTACTGTATCTTATTCTACGTCAATACCTGTTGCCTTTGCTAACGCAGGTTCTGGCGTATTAGTTGATGGATATACCTACAGTTGGAATTACCTCAATCAAGACTTCAGTAGAGGTACATTATCTGCCAACATCAATATAAGAAGTAACACAGGCGCTGTACTACACAGTTATAATTACAACATGCCTCAGACAACCGCCGGTTGGACCAATGTCAGTGGTGTACAGAATTTTGGAGTTCAATATAATCCCTTGTCTCTAGGTAGTTTAAATCTCAGTTTAACCGGTAAAGATGATCGTTGGTGGGCAGGATATTACGGTCCGCAGATCAAAGACGTAGATGTAAGATTAAAATACTCTGTAGATCCTTGTGTAGCCAATCCGTTGTATTCTAGCAGTTGTCCGGGATTCAATGACATAGTTACATCAGGCAATTTGATGGGCAGTAATCCATCGATAAGCTGGGGGCAGTCTTTCAATGAAATCATAGCCATAAGCACAGCACTACAACATGGTGGCTTGGGAGTAAAAGTACATGGATTTAATTGGGGCTACGATGTAAAAAGCAATGATCCGTATTGTGCTGTTTGGTTGATATTATGTTTAGATAAAAGAGATCCTTTGGCCAGAACAACTGTTAATATTACGGATAGTGCGGGTCAAAGCATTTATTCTGTTACCAGAGATTACAATGATATCAATAGCTATCAAAGTAAATCATATTCATACAATTTACCCAACAGTACAAATAGTTTAAGTTTAGGAAATTTTTCAATACAAGGTCAAACTTGGGACAATGCAGAAATACAAAATATCTATGTCAATGCTAGATATACTCCAGATCAATGCGTGATGAATCCTTTGTTTAGTGTTAGCTGTACTGGTTATGCAGAAGCTTTCTTTCAACAACAATGTTCTGCTAATCCGTTATATGATCAGACCTGTCCCGGATATGCACAGGCCTATTACGACCAACAATGTAGCACGAGTGCTCTGTACGACAGCGGCTGTCCCGGATATGCCGCAGCATACTTAACTCAACAGTGTTCTATAAACACTCTGTACAGCGCTTCGTGTCCAGGATATCAGCAGGCTTATTTCAATCAACAGTGCAGCCTGAATTCTCTATACAATGAAAGTTGTCCGGGATATGCACAGGCTTATTTCAATCAACAGTGCAGTCTGAATCCTCTATACAATGAAAGTTGTCCGGGATATGCACAGGCATACTTCGATCAACAATGCCAACTAAATGCTCTTTACAACAGCCAATGTCCGGGATATGCCGCTGCCTTCGTACTCCAGAATTCTCCCTCTACCGCCGTAGAATCCAAGATCGCGGTCGTAGAACAGCCTTCGACGACCAGTTCTCTGATCGTAGCAGATCCAACTAGGAATGAATCTACAGTAGTGGTAGATGCTGGCGGAGTAGAACTATCGACTACTGGAGAAATATCTGCCCCAACCGGTCAGACTGGATCAGCCAAAGAATCTATCAAAGAAGCAGCCAAGGATGCTGAAAAACAAGAAACCAAAAAGGAAGAAGAGAAAAAACAGTCTAATCCTAGGGCCGTGGCCGTGGCTAGATCGGCAGCCGCTGCTGCTACTAGACTAGCAGAGTCTCGTGCGCAAGAAGCAGTTGAAATTTCACAGTTGGATCAGTCTGTGAGCGAAGCGGCAGGTTTGGGCACTGGCATCACCCTACAGGGATTCCGTCCTATAGGTGTGAGTCAAGATTCTTCAGAAGAATCTAGAACATCTGAAAGATCCTCTTCGCAGAATAATCTAAATCTACAGGCCAACAATAATACCAAAACCAATGAAGTGCCGGGATCACAGCCACCAACCGGACCTAGTGTTCGACGAGGCGGTGCTGTAGAAGGTATGGAAGGCGGAGCAGATATGAGCACACTGGCAGCAGCACCAGCAGATTTCAATACCTATCTAAATTCACAGTTGAAAGACAGCCAGTTCTATACCAGCAGAGAGATTTACAGAGGGCAGAGAAACGTGGATAACGCTGCCGCTCTCAGAGGGCTAGGCTCTGATAGATTACATCAGCGCATGGTCGATCAGCAGTATAACATAGGACAGTGATATGTTTGAGGCGTTTATGGTTTTTTATCTGTTAGAAATTTTAGTGCTGACATCGGTGGCTGTATGGTACTATCGAGAACCTAAACAAGTAGAAAAGAAAATACATGACCCGTGGGGGTTTTGGAAAGGAGAGAAATAATGTCAAAAAACATCGACGAACAAGTAGACAAACTAGAAGCCGCAGTCGACCCTAACACAGTGATCTCGATAGGAGGATACAATTTCACTCCTGCTAAACTAATGATAGCAGGCGGTATCCTATCATCGGTGCTAGGTGGTCTTTGGGGTGCCTTCGAAGTGTACAAAGACTACATGTCAATGAAAGAAGCCATACAGACCTATGTGGCTCCAGATCTATCCGAACTCAACAAGAAGATAGAGTTGGCTGTACAAAACACCGAAAAGACTATGCAATTTACCAACGAAATCAAAAATGATTTAAAACAGGATATCCGCAGGCTAGAAGGTGTAGTAGAATCAGTAGAGCGTAGCTCAAAACAACTACAGAGAGAAACACTGGCAGATGTCAAAGACATGCGGAACGAGCTCCGTGATACACGCAAAGAAGTAGATCGCGAGATGCGTAATCAAAAAGCAGATCTCGAAAAGAAGATCAAAGAAGCTGTGGATAATCCGCTGGCGGGAAAATAAAAGCAGATAATAGTCGATCATGAAAAGCCCGGATTATCCGGGCTTTTTTGTTAAATAATACTGTGGTTTGAAAAAGGAGCGCAGTGATGTTGAAAAAAATCTTAACACTAATAGCCTTGACTGCGGGCATAATCCACCCTTCAACAGCCAGTGAGATAACTCAGTTTCCTACCAGCCTGATGTGCGTAGATAAACGAGGTATCACCCAGACCATTACAGAGTTCGAAGAACTGAGTTTCGCTGGCGGAGTTTCGATGAGAGACCTGCCTGGAGTAGGTTTGGTAAAAAACAACCTAGTCATATTCGTCAACCCAAAAACACAGTCTTGGACTATCGTTGAACGATTTACCAAAGATATGTATTGCGTCGTAGCCGTAGGTGAAGGTTTTCGTCCACTAAGCGGACAATGATGACTCCCTGGGAAATTTGGTTCGATAATTGGGTGCGTTTTTCTTTGGAATTTTGGTATCTTCCTTACAGAATCATCGGATCTCTTTAGTTGACAATCTAACATACTGATAGTATAATAATATTAGTATGAAAATACAATTAGTATCTGATCTACATCTAGAATTCTCCGACATCAACATCAAAAACACCCAAAATGCGGATGTGTTGATCCTCGGAGGTGATATCATGCTGGCTGAGAAAGTTTTAAAGCCCGAAAGCGAACTAGGCGTCCGTTTCAGAGATTTCCTCAAGCGATGCAGTTTCCAATTCCCCCACGTGATCTACATCGCTGGCAACCACGAGTTCTATGGTGGCTACTGGTCAAAGAGCATAGACAATCTACGTGCGGCCTGTTCGGTCCACGATAACATCTACTTCCTCGAGCGTGAAACCAAAATCATAGATGATGTGGTGTTCATAGGAGGCACGCTTTGGACGGATATGAACCGTGGCGATCCCTTGACTCTACACGCGGTCCGTGATATGATGAACGATTTTCGTGCTATTACCGATGATGGATTAGGTTATACTAAATTGAAACCGTCTCGTACCGCTGATCGTCACCTCGAGACTCGTCAATATATCGAACTGATCGCTAAAGAAAATCAAGATAAGCGAGTAGTGGTAGTTGGTCATCATACCCCTAGCCATCTAAGTTGTCACGAGATGTACGGCAACGATCATATCATGAACGGTGCTTACCACAGCGATCTTACCGACATCATGTTAGATCATCCTCAGATCAAACTTTGGACGCATGGACATACGCATCATTGTTTTGACTATATGGTGGGTGATTGTCGTGTTGTGTGTAATCCTCGTGGTTACCATCAGACCAATGGTTGGAGCGAAGATACCGGATGGGATCCGGAGAAAGTCATTGAACTATGAAAAAAACTTACTACGAAAAGCAGGGACGAAGATACGTTCCCGTGGCAGAGTATGACAACGATTGGCTAGACAGTTTCCCTAAAGGTACACATCTGGTCATGTCGTACCCCGGTGGTTCCAGCCGTCGCTTCAACATTGATCCTGCCTATGCGGCAATGATCGCCGCAGGTCGTGTGGCGGAAGATGCGGTCTGTACCGCCATGGTCAAGGCGGACGAGATACAGCCGACCCGTCGTGCGATGACTGAAGCAGAGCGAGATGCCTGGAACAATCTCATCGCTGTATGGGGCGACGAAGCCCGTAGCCTACGCAGACCCGCCATGCGTGATGTAGCGGAAGCAGGTGTCAAGGCTATGATGGCTGAAGCAGATAAACTCATGGCGCATGAATCTGTGCGTCGTGCCTACGAACATTTTCAACTGATGTGCAAATTGGCGAAAGAAAATGAATATCAAAACTCGTAAAAGCCAGATCCGGACCATCCGCCAAGATGATCCCAGATTCCAAATCCAGGATGAGTTTTTTATGGCTACCAGAGCAGGATTTGAGATCTCAGATCGCTGTCCCGCAGAATACAAGGTAGTTCTACAGGAATGTATCAACAACGGTTGGCTGAAACCTGTGGCATACATGACGGAACGAGAACTGCTGTTTGGAGGACTGAGCAGTGAATAATTTTAATTATCAACCAAACTATCCTATTGCTAGTACCAATGTTAACATCGGTATTGATCCAGAATATGAGCAGCACCAAAATAGCCTCACTATGATCGCAGGCGGATGCGAAATGATGCGTGTGGCGCCAGATGGGTTCTATGTTCGAGGTATCAAGGTTCCTGTGGATGACAAAGAAGCAGAAACCGTGTATAATGCTTTTAAACAGTTTCTAACTTGGGCCGAGTTAAATCGGGGATAAAAATGGATATTCAATCAGCAGTAAATTTTTTAGTAGGATCGGTATTATTTTCAGTATCACTGATCGTCATTGGATTAGCAATTTTGGCTTTAAATAATCTATTCAGCAGATATTGGAAATCTATCAAATGGCAGATTTTTGATCCTCATGATATAACTGTCGTAGACCACAAGGTCATAGAAGAATTAAAGCACTCGTTGGAAAAACAAAAGACTGATAAGAAAGACGACAAATGAAAACATATATCGATCCTCCCAGTGGTTGGCGTTATGGATTCCCTAAGATCCACGATGGCAGCAAAGATGGAGACATCTTGGCGTGGTTAGTAGAGCAGGGCTATCCACAGTCGGAGATCGACAGCCTAGGCGAGCAGTTCTATTGGCGTTCTTGGGAGGTCAAGGATCAGCCTCCGCAGTTTCAACATGGTATCGCAACTAAGAAAGGATGAAGCGATGATTACAGTTAAAGAATGGATGGAGTTGGTAGAGTATCGTATCACTGAAGGTGACAGTTATCTGTGGCGGTGTTTTGGCGACAATGCATTCAGCCTCAGCGCATGGAACGGCGATCATAAAGGTTGGAGCATGAACATGGTGTTTGACACCCAAACACAGACCGTCTACACCGTGGAAGTCTGCGACTATGCTCGTGACCGTGCTTACCGCATGATTAATCCCGATTTCAAGCAGGCGCACGATGAAGAAGCACGTGATGGTGGTGTCAATGCCAAAGAAGCCTGGGACGATGTTAAATATGTAGATCTGGAAGATGACGAGGACTTCTGTGAAAAAGCAGAGGCCATACGTGACGGCATAGAATATGACACCCGTGTAAATGTTCCGTTGACCGTGCCCGACGACGTACTTTTTGAATTGATGAAACGGGCGCACGAACAGGACATCACGCTGAACCAGTTGGTAGAACAGGTCCTATGGGAAGCCATCCGTGCCGAAGAATCCAAAAGAAAATCGTTTGATAGAGAAGAAGTCTTAGACAGCCAATATCCTGACGGTGATGGCTATTGGCGAGACGAAGACGGTTGGGATGAGATCGCAGAAGATCGCTGGGATGATGACGGGGACGAAATGCCCAGTGATCTTCAAGATTTTAAACCAGCAGCCAAGATGAAAGCCAAGAAAAAGAAAAAGCAGAAAGGATAAATCGTGAATAAGGAGCGTATGTTTGAAGCCCTGAAAGGCCTGCGCCGTGTAGTCATCAACGACTGCTATGGCGGATTCGGCCTTTCAGATCGCGCTCTCACAGAATACAAGAAACTGGCAGGCATCACTGACCCAGAATTCTATGATCGCGATATACCCAGAGACGATCCCTATCTGGTCAAAGTGATCAAAGAAATGGGCATGGCTGCCAACGGTCGACACAGCAATCTCAAGATCGTAGAGATACCCGGGGATATTGAATGGTTGATACAGGAATACGATGGTGCAGAATGGGTAGCGGAGGCACACAGGACTTGGTCATGAAAATTGGGATATCTGTGATTTTATTAGCGGCGTCTATGTCTGTATGGGCCAAACCGCCCAGCACACTGATCTTCGACCAGAACAAGGACGAGATCATAGAATGCCGAGAGTGCAACATACCTAGACCCATCGCTAGCCTCACCAAAGTGATGACCGCGATAATCGCTCTAGAGTATGACAGCAATCTCTCAAAACCAGTGCGGATAGGAACAGGTTCCAAGATCCCGCCTGGCATCACTACTCGCGGAGATCTTTTCGCGGCCCTGCTGGTGCGCAGCGATAATCAGGCTGCGGAGATACTGGCCCAGGATTATCCCGGAGGGAGAAAAGCATTCATCGCTGCCATGAATCGCAAGGCTAGATCTCTAGGCATGGATTTCACCAAGTTCGTAGATCCTTCGGGACTGGGTGCGAATAACATGGCCAAGATCGGAGAGATGGCTACCTTAGTCAAGTTTGCCGCACTACAGCCCATCATCGCAGATACTTCAGTGTTGCCTCAGGTGGAGGTCAAGAACAAGAAGTACAAAGTCCTGCTGGATAACACCAACAAGATGCTGATCGCGGACTTCAACGAGATCAAGTTTTCAAAGACTGGATTCACTGGAGCCGCAGGTTGGAACGTGGCCATGATCTTAGAACGTAATGGACAGAGATTCGTGGTCATTGTCCTAGGTGCCCGCGACAAGGTAGAAAGATACAACCTAGCTAGATCTATGATAATCCGGCATTTCGCAGACATAGAATACACCAAGGTCTTAGAGCAGAAAGAAATATCTATGTGGCAGAAAATCATAGAAAGAATGTTTGGCACACAATGACTGAAATAAAACTGGGCCGCGAATACTATCACCATATCCGAGATATTGAACGGTGGTGCCGAGATAATGTCGGTGCGGGTGATTGGGCCACTAGGTCAGAGTTTCGCGAGGATCGAGACATCCAGTGGAGCATCAATCAGATCTTTGGTAACACATTTCTACGATTCCGCAGAGATTCGGATGCTACCTTGTTCACACTACGATGGCGGTGAAGACTGCTGACATCCATGAGATCTTGGCCACCAGACTGGTAAATTTTCCTGATGAAAAAGCATATATCATGTTTCTGTTGAGGTGGTCATGAACACTGATCGGTTCCCCTATGAAGTGATCATACATAAGTCACGTCATTATGAAGCAGAAGCGTGGTGCCGTAAGCATTTTGGACCGAGGTGGGCGGCCATAGGCAATCTGGATGGCAGGTGGTGTTGTTTCTGGACAGGCCGTGAACGATTTGGTGGCTACAGATATCATTTCGCTGACGAACGAGATATGCTGTTGTTTAGTTTGAAGTGGACATCATGACGAGAACATTGAAACGAAAAGTCATCATCCGCGAAACGGATTTCGCTAAAGTCAAGCATCGGGCTTTCATGCCTATAGGAGTCGATGTACTCTACGATCGTGCGGAATGGCGGCCCCTGACCCGAGAAGACATTGAACGAGATATGATCATGCGAGGTCTCAAGGGTGAACAGATGCCTCGTGGCGGATCGTGGTTGATTCCCGAGGACTATCTCCTGTATAATCAAGACAGCCTATACAATACCAGATACTCGCGGTGGAATCCCGGCTACGATGAAGATGGATATATGACCGTACAGCCAAGGAAGAATCTACCTAGAGTGAGATTGGGTTGGGCCGTGTTTGAAAAAGATCTGGAGCAGATCATGCTGGAGTTATATGACCGGGATTGATTCGGGCTCCGCTTATCGCCACGGTTATATAGGTCCCGCTCCCACCAAGCATACATACAAGTATATGCGAGTAGGAGATAGGGTGGAAGAAGTTAGAAATATCGTCGTGCATGAGTTCTCTATGGGCGATGTAGAAGATCCAGATCTCTACGCTGCCGACCCTTTGATCACGTGGGAGAAAAGCGAACAGGGGCAGTGGGTGATGAACAATGCCGTAGAGACTCCCTCGTGGCACAGGATGGCGGATGTGGCCATGATGGGCTACAAATATCAGATCCGCGCCAAACTCACGGGACCTGCACTGACAGAATGGTTGCTGAGATATGGCCACACTAGAAGATAATCCCACCCTGAGCATAATGCGGGCACAGAGGGCAGAAGAGCATGTCAAAGTTGACGAGAAGTTGATGGATCTGCTCGCATCGTATCACATGATAAGATTGCCCGATGAAGACTTTTCTGAAAAACTGACCTGGTGCTTGCAGCATTGCCAGTGTAAATTCCGAGATTTGAGCGACACGAGAGGAAGGGCATGGTATTTCCAAAATGAACAAGATGCAGCACTGTTCGCTCTACGGTGGACGTAAGTTCCATAGCGTATGGATAGATGAGATGGCTGCCATAGATAAAAAGATCAAATGGATACAGAGTGAAGGTAAACTACGTTTGGCTGCTCGTGCAGAAATACAGCCTCTCGGATGGGAGGTAGGTTTAACACAGGCAGAAATGGATGCTGTCCACGAATGGTGCGAACAGCACCATTGCGGACGAAGGACCAGTTTCGACACATTCCAGTTTAAAAGCAAGAAAGAAATGACTGTATTTTTATTACGATGGGGGTGATGATGGATTTTATGAATGAAGAATCTAAGAGATTGATCATAGCGGTAGTGGCAGGATTCCTCGTGGGATTCCTACCAATGATGGCGCAATATTGGGATCGTGGATACTCTAGAGCAGATATGGCCAAGGCCTACCAAACGGGCCACGACGAAGCACTAAAGGTCAATCCCGCCAGCGATCGTTTAGAGATAGTCTGCGCGGCACTTTGGTTTGATGATCTAGCACAGAAAGGGAAAAAATGATACGCGATCATCTCTGGCAGGTGGTACAGATCCTGCCCACCGACTACACGGACTATGGTGGGGGCGTGGAACGCTGGGCAGATCCCACAGAAAACTATCCCGACTGCTCATCAGGATGCAGGCACTTCCGCAGATTGTCCAGCGATTTGGAACCAGGCCTAGAAGATGCAGATTGGGGAGTCTGTGCCAACGTCCACAGCCAGCGTGTGGGACTTCTAACATTCGAGCATCAGGCTGGCCATCAATGTTGGGAGGGAGCATAGACAGATGTTCGAAGTATATCTCAATGATGCTCGTATGGACTACGATGAATCGGAACGGCATTTCCATAATGCCGATCATTGGGCACGAGAACATTGTGAGAGTTATGTCAGCCACGACGTCCAAGATGTTTCGGATGTCAGTTATTACTATGACAACATCGCCCTTTACCTATTCCGTGAAGAACGAGATGCATTGATGTTTCGGTTAAAATGGGCTTGAAGTCTACATTGGAGGATAGGTGACTGATCGTCGATACGTAGCCATTCTCGAAACCAAAACATTCTTCCTCGCCGATTTTCAATTTTGGGCAGAGCATGAGCAGGAATTGGATGCGTGGTGTGCGAAAAATTTCTGTCAGCGTAAGGGCATGGTTGTCACTGCATTGAACGACTATGGTTATATGCTTTTTGGACTACGGTGGAGTTGACTGGATATCGTTTTGATAGTATAATATATCATCAAAGAACATTTCGGAGTTGAAGAATGAACGAACGATTAGATCAAAGATTGGTAGAAAAATATCCTAAGATATTTGCCAACCGGTACGCTGACATGAAGACCACGGCCATGTGCTGGGGATTCGAACACGGTGATGGATGGTACGATATCATCGACAGCCTCTGTGCCAACATACAGAATCACATCGATTGGCAAGAAAAGATGGGCAATGAGATTGCTCAGGTAGTGGCCACTCAGGTCAAAGAAAAGTTTGGAACGCTGAGATTCTACTATGACGGCGGGGATGACTACATCTCTGGACTGGTCAGTATGGCAGAATCCTGGTCTGCGGTGGCCTGCGAAGAATGTGGAGCACCGGGCACACAGAACGACGGGGGCTGGATCAAAACGCTCTGTGAAACCCATAGACGAGAAAGAGACGAACGATATGAAAATAGGATTTAGCCTAGGTCGCTGTGTTAGAGACATAGTAAACGGAGAAGTCAGCATCGACGATGTGGCCTTCATCATCACCGCTACCAGTATCTCGGAGAGAGAACAACTGGGCAACGTGATCCTGATGTACAGATCAGAACCCAGGTATCTCCAAGGACTAGACCATCAACAATGCCTGGCTGTGGCGGAGCAGCTCTGGGATTCGAATCGAATCCTACAGCCCAGAAAACAGGGTCTACATCGCCACGCACAGCCAGAAAATAGCATTTGGGTGGACATGTTCCCCACGGAACTCAGCGAAAACGAAGCGGTCAAGAACGCTTGGTCCGCCTACAGATTTATGCTACATATGGTAGAAAACGTGGACACAGAGGCCACGGAGGTTTTCAGGACATAAGGAGTGGACTATGATCAAAATGGGCAGCAAATGGACCAGCAGCGATGGAAAGATTTTTATAGTTTTGGGCACCGTGGATCTAGAGGGTAAACGATGGGTCTACTACAGATCGGAAACTTCGGAAGCGCATTTGCCCAACGAATTCAGCTGTTTTGAAGAGAGTTTTTTGGCTAGATTTCGCCCGGTAGTTGAATAATACTATGCTATAATTATCACAGTGATAAGTAGTAGTGAACGTTAAGGAGATATCGTGTCAAAAAGATTGGACGATTTCAACGCCCAAGACCGCCAGAATGTTAAATTCCAAGATGCAGGAGTACATTTCCTCGTCGGGGAGATAGATGAGGAAAGCGTAAACGAAACTGTTAAATGGCTGGCCTACGAGAACATAGATCCTAGACCAGATCGAGTGCTGACTCTTTATGTCAATAGCCAAGGAGGAGATCTCTACGAAGCACTTGGACTCATAGACATGATGAGGAACAGCCGGATTCCCATACGGACTATCGGATATGGATCTGTGATGAGTGCCGCTTTCCTCATCGTGGCTTCCGGTTCAAAGAGTGAACGTTATGTTACCAAAAACTGCGGTATCATGTGCCATCAGATGTCATCCACAGAAGAGATGGGCAAGTATCATGATATCAAAGCACAGAGAAAAGAAACAGATCGACTTAATCAAGCCATGTACAATGTCCTGAAAGAAACCACAGGACTAGATGGTCGCATCATCAAGACCCGACTTCTGCCTGCACACGATGTCTACATGACCTCAGAAGAGATGATCGAGTTCGGCGCTGCCGATCAGATATTAGAAAGGGGATGACATGAAAGTGGTATCTATCGATCCTAAGATCAAAATCGACGAAAAGAGAAAGACCGAGATGCTAGAAGTCCTAGACGAAATGAAACGCATGGTAGAAACAGGGGAGATCGAAGAATTCGTGGCCTGTTCCACAGGCAATGGGGAATGTAAGATACATGCCAGCTGCCTAGACCATGTGGGTGGTGTGGGTCTGTTCGAAGTTGGTAAGCACTTACTGATCCAGCGTGAGATCGACTAAACGGACAAAAAAGCCACATTTCACTACGAAAAAATCGTTGACAACTAAATAAAGTGTCTATATAATAGGGACTATGATGAAACAACTTCATTCGATTAGAACCAGTGCAAAACAGATGGCCATAACATATTGGTCAGAGCCCTGTTTTGGCCTAGGAAATGATCGTACAAGGGGTTCCGCATAGTCTAGGACGATACAAGATTACACGGAACCCCAGGATCGAAAGACCTGGGGTTTTTTTATCACAGTGCATGTGGAAACGAGGTCCTTTCAGCACTCTAAAAAATAAACGGGCGGCCTACCGGATGGCTTATCCTTGTGTGGATAAAAAAATGGTAGAGTAGTAAAATGTTTTCCTACTCCCGTTGACAAGGAGGACACCCGACATAGTCGCGGAGAGCATTTTACTACACACTCTCCACCTCCGCCTGCACAGCGGTTGACAGCATAGCGGGAGAGTGTTATAATTTTTCACTGGATGCGTGTGCCGAGCAGCGAAGGCAGCGGTCTGTAAAACCGTGACAGGGAAACATCGTAGGTGCGAGTCCTACCGCATCCACCATTAAGTGATAGCATGGCTCGTAGGGATCGATCAATCCCAACCTTGTCCGAAGCGGGAAGCCTGTGATACCGGTAAACGGCAGATATAATCTGCCAACATCAGGTAGCAAGAGGATAGTAAACCGTGCTATCACTTAATGGTTCCATAGTATATCGGTTAGTATAGCGCCCTGTCACGGCGCAGGGACGGGTTCGACTCCCGTTGGGACCGCCAAGGATTGTGATAAGTAGATTTACGCTGGTTTAGCTCAGTGGTAGAGCAATCGCCTTGTAAGCGATAGGTCGTCAGTTCAAATCCGACAACCAGCACCAAGTTTTAGATGCGGCGGTAGTTCAATGGTAGAATGAGAGACTTCCAATCTCACGACAAGGGTTCGATTCCCTTTCGCCGCTCCAAGTTTTCCGTTCCGGAGTAGCTCAGTTGGTAGAGCGTTGGTCTGTTAAACCAAATGTCGCTGGATCGTGCCCAGCCTCCGGAGCCAATATAATGGGGATGTAGTGCTAATGGGAACACACCTGTTTTGCAAGCAGGAATTGAGAGTTCGATTCTCTCCATCTCCACCATAGTTTTTCCGAGTGTAGGATAGCCTGGTTCATTCCGCCTGCTTTGGGAGCAGGATGTCGCAAGTTCGAATCTTGCCACTCGGACCATTTTGCGTCGTTCGTCTAATGGTAGGGCCGTGCCCTTACAAGGCACAGACGGAGGTTCGATTCCTTCCGGGGGTGCCATAAATAGGGTTATGAAAAAGTTATCTGTTTTTTTAAATCATCCTCAATGTAGTGTGCAAAGCGCACACGGAATTATAAGAGCATTAAGCGACGACTGGGAAATAGATTGCATAGAACGTCATCATCTGAGAGATTCTATTTTAAAAAAATATGAAGTTTTAGCTGTGCCGGGCGGACTAGGAGATAGTGATACTTGGCACAATATAATGGAACCTTTCAAAGATACTGTGCTAAATTTTTTGGCAAGAAACAAAAAGTATCTTGGTATTTGTATGGGTGCATACTGGGCAGGCTCGTATTATCTTAATGCACTTCAAGGCGTTGAACCTGTACAATACATAAAAAGACCTAGATCTGAAATTAAAAGAAGTTTTGGAACAGTTGCAGAAATAGATTGGTTAGGTGAAACTGAATCTATGTATTTCTATGACGGATGCACCTTTGAGGATCAAGGTGGTGATTACAATATAGTAGCTAGATATGCTAATAAAGATCCAGCTGCTATTATACAAAACAACATAGGCCTAATAGGACCTCATCCCGAAAGTGATATCTATTGGTATGCTAAAGGTTATCTAAAACCCCACTGGCATGAATATAGACATCATTTACTGCTGCGTAATTTTGTTCAACAGTTAGTAAAGAATTAATACCTCTGCCAATAGATTGGGAGCAGGTCTTCTAAGCCAGCTATCTGAGGGTTCGATTCCTTCACGACGCACCAGTGTTATGCACGGTTCGACTATCGGTTAGGTCAACAGCCTTTCACGCTGTAGAGACGGGTTCGACTCCCGTACCGTGTACCAATATCAACTATAAGTATAATAATGAAGAACTATGTAGACCTTTTTCCTGTACCTATCGCTAGATATCACAGAGATGATAATGAAGATCTAAGGATCAAATTCCTAACGATATTAGACCAATATGCCAAAGAACGAGCCTACTGTGAGACGCCGGGGCTGATACATTTTTTCCAAAATGGCGATCTTGATCTCCGGCAATACGAACAATTTCATGATCTACATCGATGGATTTTATCCAGTGTGAAAGATTACGGCGAGAAATTTTTTGGCATCACAGAGACAGAATTCCTAGATCTAAATGTATGGATCAATGCTAACATAGGAGGTTTCCAGCATCCCCATAACCACGGAAATAGTCTCTTCAGCGCCACATACTACATACAGTTTGATTCTGAGATACACAGCGGTCTAGAGTTTCATAACCCTAGGTCACCTAGCAGTCTGTTCAAACCTTATCTAGACGTTAACGGCAGCAAGGAAACTGAGCACAGTAAACACAAACATCTGATACCTGTGTCCCAAGGGGATCTATTAATATGGCCCAGCGAACTGATGCATGGGTACGATCAACAGAAAGTCGCTGTGCCTAGGGTGTCGATGAGCATGAATTTCTTACCAGAAACGGTAAAGAGTCATGTCTATGGTTTTAAAATCAGTAAATTATGATGCGGGTATAATTCAGGGGTAGAATGTTTCCTTGCCAAGGAAAATGCCGTCGGTTCGAATCCGACTACCCGCTCCAAGTTTTGCTCCCATAGCTTAACGGTAAAGCTCCCGGCTTATATCCGGGCGATGCCTCTAGATGAGGGGATGATCTAGGTTCGAATCCTAGTGGGAGTACCATTTTATGTATCGGTAGTGTCAACGGCAGCACGACAGTCTCCAAAACTGCTAGTGAGGGTTCGAATCCTTCCCGGTACGCCACATTCAAGAAAGGAGGGCATGATGCCTAGCGTATTTTTAGTATCGGACACGCACTTCGGACACGCTGGCGTGTGCCGATTCACTCGAAATGACGGAGTAACGAAGTTAAGACCTTGGACAGATCCAGATGAGATGGACGAAGCCATGGTCAAGGCCTGGAACGACAGGATTAAGCCCACAGACAAGGTCTACCACCTCGGTGATGTGGTGATCAATCGTAAGGCTATGAAAACCTTGGCTCGTTTGAACGGTGATAAGGTTTTGATCCGCGGTAATCACGATATCTTTCGTGATGACGAATACCGCGAATACTTCCGTGAGTTACGTGCTTACCATGTGATGAATGGAATGATCTTGTCACACATTCCTGTACACAGTGACAGTTTGGGTCGCTTCGGTACCAACATTCACGGACACTTACACGCCAACCGTGTAAAGAAAGCCCGCGGAGTTGATGCCAGAACGGGTGCTGTTTTGTACAGCGATGAGATCGATCCTAGATACCATTGTGTCTGTGTAGAACAAACTCCCGATTTCGCACCAATCTTATTCGAAGATGTCATAAAGCGTATCCAAGAGGAAGGTGGCGAAATAGGTTTCCGCAGCGGTAATGGCCCTATCGTAGATTAGAGTTTTTCTCGGTTCTCTTCTAAATAAAAACCGAGACCAAATGCATGCAACGGTGGCAGAGAGGCCCAATGCAAGAGTCTGCAAAACTCTAAAACCGTGAGTTCGAATCTCACCCGTTGCTCCAGAACGCCCCTATGGCCAAAATGGTAAAGGCGGCTCTCTCAAAAGGAGTGTTATAACTATCGGTTCGATTCCTACCGGGGAGGCCATATTAAATATTCAATGAACTGGATAAAAATTAACAGTCTTGAATTTGCTCAAGAAGTAGTCCGAGACAGTGATCACGGACCAGTTACTTGGTTATATATCCGTGGACCTCAAGGTACGGTCAGAGCCTACGACATAGGCTTTATCACTGATGGGTACTATGAGCAGTATCCAGATCGGTTATGGGATCTTTACCTGGATATACTTGCTGTACTAGCAGGACACTATCACTGTTGCTTGTCGGGCAGAGTTTGGAATTTTTGAAAAGATCTTTGTTGCCACCACATAAGCCACGGACTTATGTGAGCCAGACACATTACTAACCACATCATGGGCATTTCTATACCATGATGAGAATTCAAATAACTTATCACGGCTCCTAGTAGAAACACAGGTGCCGGAGCAAGACTAAAGAATGTATTAATTTTTTTCATACAAGTATTTATAATGCCTCTGCAGATGGAGCTGTGCCAGGCCTTCTAAGCCAGGTTATGAGGGTTCGAATCCGATTGGGGGCACCAAAGATTATGGAAGTGTGGCAGAGAGGCCCAATGCAAGAGTCTGCAAAACTCTAAAGCCGTCGGTTCGAATCCGACTCCTCACTCCAGTATGCCCCTATGGCCAAATAGGTAAAGGCGGCTCTCTCAAAAGGAGTGTCATAACTATCGGTTCGAATCCGATTAGGGGCACCAGTATTATGGAAGTGTGGCAGAGCCTGGCTGAATGCACCTGTCTTGAAAACAGACGATCCGAAAGGGTCCGTGAGTTCGAATCTCACCGCTTCCACCAAACTATGTTCCAGTCTTTGTACAGTGAATCCAGCCGGGTGCCTATAAGGTTAGTAGAGACTATGCTGTCGCGGGTAAGCAGCATCTCGGGAACATCGGTCCGTAGCTCAGTGGAAGAGTTCTGGTCTTCGAAACCAGCAGTCGGGAGTTCGAATCTCTCCGGACCGGCCAAACATAAAGGAGAATGATATGAAACCCGTAACATTTAGAAATCGATTGAATGGTGAGCGATTCGTCTGCGAAGATACTCGTGCCGTCGAGCAGATTGACGGAGTAGAATATCTCATAGTCCATCGTCCCGACGAGCATCGCTCATTCAAGATGCGCAGAGATGCGCTGGAGAAAGATACCGCCGTGGTGAAAGGGATATCACGAAACTTTGCGAAGGTTTAGTTTCACGTTCGACTCGTGGCGGCGGTGCCAAACAATGCAGGGGATAGTGTACCGGTGCGCACAACTGTCTGTGAAACAGTAAGATAGGGTTCAACTCCCGTCCACCTGCCCAAACCCGATTAAGCTAACCTGGTGGAAGCGTCTGTTTGAAGCACAGAAGGGCTTGGTTCGATTCCAAGAGTTGGGACCATATTTCCGTTGACAACTGAAGATTTAGAATACATAATACTATTAAGATTAATGCCCCGGTGGTGGAATGGTAGACATGACGGTCTTAGAAGCCGTTGCCTAGTGCGTGAGAGTTCGAGTCTCTCCTGGGGCACCAAAGATATGAAACTATACGAAGCGACGATCAGAGAACCCGGGCCTGGCACAGAAGAACGCAAGGTTCGGATAGGTGCCGAAAGCGCCGAAGAAGCCCGCAGGCTGCTACAGCAGCTCTACGGGCCGAGATCAGTTCCCTATCTGCCTCGTGTAGTCCCAAATTAATGGAGGGGTCCCATAATGGTATTGGAGCAGATTGCTAATCTGTCGGTTGCGCAAGCGGCTTCGGGGTTCAAGTCCCCGTCCCTCCACCAATATTTTTACAAAGGACTGATATGTTTCTAAAACCCACAGCAGCATTTCGATTAAATCAGCAGTCAAAAAGGATCATGGCTACCTATCTTGATCCTCACAAGAGAGGAGAATATAAACGTTCGATGATCGAAGCACAATTGGCATCCCTGATCCAACCTAGAGTAATAAAAACTAAAAGAGATGAAAAGGACGCAGAATAATGGCAAATGTACAACACAGAGATCCAATGAAGACCAAAACAGGCAAGACTAGATTGGGTCCTCTGAATCTCCGACAATTGACAGAAATGTTAGCCAAAGAAACCAGATCCAAGAACAAGGGTAGGATCCAAAACAGGATCCGTGCTTTGGAGAAAATGGGTTTCAAATTACCACAAGAACCGGTTGCAGACTCAGTCTCAGAGACTGTATAATAAGTTTTGTCCAGTAGCGATACTGGACCGGTGAAGCGAAGGGTAGATGAGGATAGACACAATAGTTTCAGGCTTCATGCCCGAGACGACAATACTGGCAAAGCGACTTGAAATCGCTCCGTGCCCGTGTGCTCCGATCCTATACAGACCTGTCATTTGCTGATCGGATATAAGCAGGCCTCTGTGCTTTGTGCATTGTGGCTTGTCTAGGGAAATCTTAACAGATCCCGCTTGTACATTGTCCGGTCTATTACTTGACCTTTCGTCGATCCGTCACTATAATATAAAGGATAGAGGATGGCTAGGATTACTTCGCAGAAAGCAGCACAGGTATATGGTGGATTGTTCGATCTGGTACTAGGTGCTAGCCAACGGGCTCGAGAACTCAGGAGAGGCTCCTCTCCCAAAATCGTCTGCGACAACGGTCCGGTAGTTACCGCTCTGAAAGAAGTAGAACAAGGTCTTTATACCAAACAAGATTATATGAAATCTCTTAAAGGAAAAAACAAATGAACATCACACTGCGCAAAGCCAACGCCGTACAAAACGCTATCCAAGAAACTATCCGCGGCATCGAGATCAAAACCCATATCGATATCAACGAATTCCAGGATGTTACTGCAGAGTTGCAGTCCGCCAACAATTCTCTGTTCGCCAATGACGCTCGCCGACAGAAATTATTGCTGGCGCTTTACAATATCCGTGGTCTAGTAGGTGCTGCCAACTCGCAGAGCGAAATCGACGTGAAATTAGCCACAGCCGCATTCGTAGACAAACGTGTGTCTCAATTAGAAGAACTGGCTCAGGTCAAGCCTGTGACTGATCTCGCAGTGATCAATGGTCGGTTAGACAAGATCCGTAATCGCAAGGATGACAGTCGCAGCCTCTACGGTCGAGATGAATCTGTTAATACTTCAGTGATCGGTCAGGATCAACTCAAGCAGATCCGCGACGAGATCAAAAACCTCAAAAAGCAGAAGCAGAAGATCAACGACGAAATCCTCGAACTAAACATCAAGACCGAAATTCCTCTGAGCGACGATGTAGTAAATACTTTGACAGCAGAAGGATTGCTGTAATCGACCCCGGGATCCCTACCCGTGATTATAGGGGGCGATTGCCGCAGCCATACTGACACGGCGCATACGGTCGATGCCGCGAGCCGGGCCTTGAGATTACCGTAGATGTGTGCATATCCATGCCATAAACTGAGATGACGGACGGAGTAACTGCCCAGCCTGGGTCCATCTGGAATTGTTAGCCAGACATATTCGAAGAGTAGATTGACGAGATGGTTATACCTGAGCAAGAGAAACTCCACAAGTCGATTTGCGATCCAAGAAGATTTATAATCTCTAATCATCTATTACACAAAATCAAATATAGAAGATGCAGTAAATATCCCATAAATAAAGAAAATATAATATCTTAGCACTGTTAATTTAGGAAAAAATATGTATTCAAAGATTCAAACTTTGGAAGATTGTAGCCCTTTTTACATACGATTTACTTTCGATAAATTAGACTCAATTATTCAATTTGTAATTTCTAAATTATATACACTAAAAATTAGACATACCAGTACCTATTTCCATAAAGATTTTCCAGTCGAAATTTCTAAAGAAATAATTTCTTTGCTTCCGGATGATTTTAAATTTGATTTTATTTTAGATAGAGTTTCAATTTTCGAAACTCCGCCGGGCGGAGGATGTGGAATCCATAAGGATGGGAAAGATCATAGGGTAAGTTTTAATATACCTATAGAAATTCATGATACCTTATGCACAACTTATTGGTATGATAACGATCAATTTGATCATTTTAATCACAACATCAATAGACTAAAAAGTTATACTCGTAATATATATCCCGACTTCAATTCTATGAATAAGTTTACTCATAGTAAGTCTATGGTAGCATCTGTTGGAGAAATGATATTATTTAATACAGAAATTTTCCATTCTTGGAAAAATGAATCTTCTTATTCTAGAAAAATTTTAACCTTAAGGGTAACGAATCCCGGATTTATGTATTTTGACGATGCAAAAAAAATATTAAACTTATAAGGTAAAATATTTAATGAATCCCGTAATCGATCAAGACCAAACATTCCGCAAATTCGACTTCAGTTCGCTGATAACAAAGAGAGACGACGCAGAGGCCTGCGGTATAATCAAAGACATAATCGCAGACGGTAATTACTTTACTAACAGTCCACGATTCCAGACCAAAGAAAACATATTTGGAAGGCAAGAAGCCGTGTGGTTAAAGTACAGAATGAGTTTTTTGTTTTCTGTTTTTATGTATTTGGGCCGTGAAGTCCGTGTGTCTAACATGATGGCCTGGTCGTACATGACTAATCTCGAGACGCACGAAGACAGAGATAAACTCTGGCACAATCATTGGCATTCCCAAAATCCAAATGCCAAAATGCTCAGCGGAGTTTGGTATCTGCACATACCTGAAGATGTCCGAGACCGAGATTACTGTGGCACAGAGATGGCTCCAAATGGTCCTGAAAAAGACGGTAAGTTTTTCGTCAGCCCCACAGACGGAAATTGGTTGATCTATCCCAGCAATCAATGGCACAGACCGGGCATTCCACAGAGCGAAAATTTTAGATTCATCTTGGCTGCGGATGTTCAATATGTTATTTGAAATTAATAACCTAAAATTTTAGAATAATCAGGAATGGAAACGGAATTATTTTACTATATAGATAATCAATGTAATATTCTACACGAAATACATGATTACATCCAAAATGGTGTCACATGGTCCTGGGTACCTTTCGTATATACCTGCAAAGATTTTAAGAAAAATTTCAGCCAGCATTTTATTGATAAAGATAATTTTTTACGATCATTACAAGAACATTTTAGAGAAACACATTTACACTTATACAAATTTCCATCTATGACCTTTTATACATGGCACAAAGACAAAAACGTAGGATGTTCACTTAACATGGTACTAGATGATTACAATTCTAAAACTATTTTTATGCCTGACCCCGGAAAAAAATTATTGAATGATATAGTAGAATTAAAATATCAAAAATATAAATGGTATCTTTTCAATTCTCAAATTACTCATTCAGTAATAAATCTAGACACCAGAGATAGAATTCTACTAACTCTAACCTTTCCATTAAAAACCAAATTTTGTCAGGTAAAATCTTTTATTCAGACGGATTTAAATATATAAGTATTAATAAGGATAAATTATGAAAAATTTTATTTTAATTTTATTATTGTTGTCATCTACTATATCATTAGCAAGCGCTAACGAAAAATGCACACTGTTAATTCCTTTCCCCCCCGGGGGTGCTAGCGAAATAAATGCTAGAAGTTTACAAATAGGTAATAGTAATATTGGTATTGAATACAAACCAGGAGCTTATGGGAATAGTGCAATCAATTATATGAACAAATCTAAGAATACATTTTTATTATCACCTGCTATGATGTATTCAGCAAATAATCCTAATAAGGATCTCAATGTGAAGATGAATAGAATAGTGTTCGGATCATCAGTTAAAATTATTACTATCAAGAACTACACTCTGAATGACCTTTTGACTAAACCTCTAAAAATAGGCATCCATAACCCAGGCAGTCAATTTGAAGCATTTGCTAAAGAAATTAAAAACAAAAATACAAAAATCATAATCGTAATAACTGGAAGTGATGTAAAGGCTCTTCCGATGATAATGAATGGAGATTTAGATGTTTATTTTAGCACAGGTCCAAATGTTGACGCATGGACGAAAATGTTTGATAACATAAAAGTAATCGGTGAAATACCATTCAATGAGACTATTAATATAGGTGAAATAAAATTAAAAAATCTTTCGTTTGCTGCTATCTTTACGAATAAAGGGTTAACAAAAGAAGAAGAAATGATTATTGATAACTGTTTAGACCAGGCCACTAACAATCAAAAGTTCAGCGAGTATGTTATTAAGAATAATATTCCTCATCTCAAAGTAGACAAAAATGTTAGTACAAATCTCTTAGAAGAATATATAAAATATCTTCAGAATTATGGATTATAAAAAATGAATAACATAAAAAACATTACGACCGGTGTTTTATTTTTAATTATCGGTATTACTTTTTTAATATATTCTTTACATTACAATATAGGGAACATAGCAGATATAGGCACAGGTTTTTTTCCCTTAATAATATCTATTCTTCTTTCATTAACAGGATCAATTTTAATTTTTAAAAATGTTAAATGGAACTAATTAGTGGTGTTTCTCTAGGAGTCTTGCATTTTTTTACTCTCGATAACATTTTACTCTGTTTCGCAGGAGTATTCATTGGAACATTTGTAGGAGTTCTTCCTGGTCTAGGAAGTTTAGCAACTTTATCTATCCTTCTGCCTATTACGTTTTACATTTCTTCCCCATTGTCATCAATTGTTTTTCTGGCAGGAGTATATTACGGAAGCCAATATGGTGGATCTGTTTCATCTATATTAATGAATTTACCTGGAGAACCAAGCTCAGTCATTACTACAATAGATGGATATCCGATGACTAAAAATAATCAAGCAGGCTCAGCATTATCAATATCAGTCATTGGATCTTTTATCGCGGGCACTATTTCTACATTTTTAATTATTATTTTAGGGGGTTGGATAGCAAAAGTATCATTAATATTTGGACCGGTCGAATACACAATGTTTATGATCATGTGTTTATTATTATCTATTATATTTGCTAATAATAATAATTTTTACAAATCCTTAGGAGTAGTTTGTATCGGAATTCTATTAGGATTAATAGGAGTAGATAATAATTCTGGTCAAGAAAGATTTACCTTTGGTCTTATAGATTTATATGATGGATTACAAATTGCCATCATCGCTATGGGAGTTTTTGGTCTTGGTGAAATTCTTTATAATTTTTTCCACGCGAAAACTTCTTTAAAAATACCTCATATCCAAAAAATTTATCCAGATAGATCTGATATCAATAAATCTATTCGCCCTATATTAAGAGGAACTTTTATAGGATCAATTTTAGGATTTTTGCCAGGAATAGGACCGCTGATAACATCTTACATTAGCTATTATGCAGAAAAATATTTTAGCAAAACTCCAGAAAAATTTGGTAAAGGGGCAATAGAAGGAGTGGCATCTCCGGAAAGTGCTAACAATGCCGCATCTCAGACTAACTTCGTTCCAACTTTGGCATTAGGAATACCAACTACTCCAGCTATGTCTATCATCTTAGCTGTATTAATAATAAACGGAATAGCAGTTGGTCCAACTCTGGTTCAAAATAATTCTGAAATTTTTTGGGGATTAATAGTTTCTATGTGGGTAGGTAATTTATTTTTATTAATACTTAATTTACCATTAATTGGAATATGGATATCTATTTTGAAAATTCCTCAAAAAATGCTATTCTCTTTTATAGTAATAACCTGCTTCTTCGGAGCTTATATAATATCAAACAACCTATTCGGATTTTATATATTAATATTTTCGGCCATACTTGGATATATTTTAAAATTTTTAGATTGCGATTTATCACCTTTAGTAATAGGATTCCTTATCGGAAGATTATTTGAAGAATATTTTCGAAAATCGCTTATGCTAAGTGACGGAAGCCTAATGATTTTTATAGATAAACCTATCTCTTTTTCAATTATTATCCTGACAATGATTTTTATATCTATAAAATTGTGGCTATATACAAAGTCTATTAGTAAATAAAATTATGATTTATGATTATCAAACAGCCGTTAATCTATCAATGTTAAAAAAAAGAGGATTCTGGCAAGTGAACCAGAAATGTTTTTTTAACAAAATTGAATGTTTAAAATACGCTAACAAAATTTGTAATAATCAGATTAGATTTCATCTTTTTGATGAAATCTATAATTCTTTCGATTGGAAAAAAGAAATAAACGATTCTATCGATGATATCTATAAACAACGTGCTATTCAACTCAGAGACAACTATAGATATCTAGCTTTGGCTATAAGTGGGGGTGCAGATTCTACAAATATGCTAATGAGTTTTTTAAAAAATAATATTAAAGTTGACGAAATAATTTGTTCATTTCCAATTAAGGCTATAGAAAAATATATAAAAAATTTTGATCCTAGAGACGATGATCCTAAAAATTACATGTTTGAATATACTCATGCTGCATATCCATTGATAAAATATGTTAACACGTATTATCCTGGAATAAAAATTACTGTATTAGATTACATAGACGAAACTTTAGAAATTATAAAAAACAATGAATTTCATAAATTTTCACAAAGTGGAGTACTCTTATCTGTAGCAACAGGTTGGCAATACAGTATTTTTTCTCATTTAAAAAACAAAAACAAAGCCGCTATAGTTTACGGTATAGATAAACCCAGGATAAGATTCAACCGAGAAAATAAAAAATTCGAAAGTTTTTTTATAGACATCAACGGTGTGTACGGTCATTTTGATGAGTTAAACTTTGAATACGTTCCGCAGGTAGAATATTTTTATTATACCCCCGACATGCCACAAATAGTAATAAAACAATCTCAGCTTATCAAACAATATATAGAAAATATATTACTATCAAAGAATATCTATCAATGTAAAGATTTATGTTTAGAAAATCCTCAAGGTAATAAAAATCTTAAAATTGTGTTTAATGTTCATTCAGATCCAATAAAAAAAATATTATACAAAGATTGGAATACTGAAGTGTTCCAGGTTAAAAAAATATTCAGTATGTATTATTCAGAAGTAGGATATTGGTTTTATAAAGATAATTATATTGATGATAAAATTAAAAAATATCATCAAGGACAATTAAATGAAATTCTGCATGGTGTAAATTATAATTTTTTAACTTTTGATTCAGATAACCGGCCTAGTCAATTGAAAGTTATATCTACGATGTCCTATGATTTATAAAAATCAACCAAACATTAATTTTTTTACGATATCCTCAACTCTAAGCACTTCCCCTATCTCATCTACCGCTTTACCTAAATAGATATGGCCACCAGATGTTGGATCTTTTATTCCGATATTTAAACCATTTGATTGATTCATATTGTCTTTTTGATCTATTGATCCGAAAAACAGACCTTGCTGTTTAAATTTACCAATACGTGTTAAATCTCTATACGTAGAATTTACAATTTTATCTTTAGTTTCATCGCTAACAGGACTTTCTAGTGAAGCAGCGAACAGACTCCCTATACCGACTAAATCTGCTCCTGCTGATAATACTGTTTCAATATCAGATTTATTTGTTATTCCCCCAGAGGCAATTATTGTTAAATTTGGATGTGCTTTTCTTAGAGCTATCGTCATATCTATAAGAGATTCACCATCCGGAATAGATCTTCCGGCGCCTAATGGACCTTTAAGAATCACTGCATCACAGCGCATTAATGGCGTTGAATACATACACTTAATTATTAATCTAAAATTTAAATTATTTTTTATCTTTTTGATAGAATCAAAAGTGCTGGGATTAACATCTTGGCATAATTCTATATACTGTAAATCATATTTTTTAATTAAATTTTGTACTTTAATATCAAAAAGATGATTAGCACTCATGCTAATTATTAATTCTCCGCTGTTAGTCTGTTCAACGAAAATTTTTACATCTTCTTCGAATTTTTGTAAATCATAATCAGAGATCTGTAGATTATCAGTATAATAGTTATAAAAAGAAATACTAGGAATTATTCCTGCATTATAACAGGCCAAGGCCAAATTTAAATTAGATACCGAATTCATCGCTACCGCAACTATGGGATATCTACAGTTAAAAAATTTATACATATAAAATATTTGATTAAGATGTAGTATTTAATAAATATCCCATATGATAAACAACAAATTAGGATACTATGCAATTGATAAATGTCTATATGATTCTAAAATTCTAGCCTGTATAGAGGGGACGAAATCTAATAAAGATATAAAATGGATATTCAACAATGATGTATTTGAAAAATATAATTGGACTGTAGAACCTGATTTTACGCTAGACCAGTTGTACGACAAAAGATCTAGACAATTACGAGAAATGTATGACTATATCATCATAAGCTATAGTGGCGGAGCGGACAGTCATAACATAGTTGAAAGTTTTATTCGTCAAGGATTACATATAGACGAACTAATAATCAACACGATGGAAAAAGGTAATAGTAAATTTACAATACTCGATCCTAAGATAAAGAATCCCGAAAATGCCGCGTCAGAACACTATTTGCAAACTATACCTCGATTAAACGAAATCAAAAATAGATCACCAAAGACAAAAATAACTATCTTAGATCTTACTGATCATCTTTTCACACATTGGTTATCTAACAATGATGCATCGTGGATTCTAAACAAAAAAGAAGGACTCAATCCGTTAAATGTCACTAGGTTTAATTATCTCCATTTCAACGAAGTAAGGAAAAAATTTGATAAAGATAAAAAAATTGCAGTTATTTTAGGGATTGAAAAACCTCGAACGTTCATCCATTCTAATAATAAATTTTACTTAAGATTTACTGATCGTGCTGCTAATATCGTTGGTATAGCAGATTATTTCAAAGATTACGTTAATTCAACCGTAGAATTTTTTTATTGGAGTCCTGACAGTTGCGATATACTATGTAAACAAGCACATATAATTAAACGTTGGCTAGAAAAAGACCCAATAAATTATTCTATATGGTTCCATAAAAACATGACTAAACATATGTATAGATTAGTTCATGAAAGAATTTTGAGAACATTAATTTATACTACATGGGATAACACATGGTTTCAGTGCGATAAAGCAACCAAAGATTGGTATAGTGAATTTGATTCTTGGTTTATTAACAATCTTTCTGGAACTGATCATCATAATGTTTGGCTAGAAGGAATTAGATATGTGGAAAAGTATGCAGCTAAATTTGTTAACATAGATGATAACAAAGCCGATGGTTTAATAACTTTTTCATATAATTATTTCATAGGACAAATGAATCCTTCTATCGATTTAAAAAAAATATACAATCCAGTTTACTAAGGCGGCATATGAAACTATATAATCTTTTTTTAAATATTGCTAAAAAATTTCCATCAAAACGAGCCGTTAATGATTGTTCATTTAACGATTTGTTAAATTTGATCCACAACAATGAATACAAACTTATTTCATCGGCAGTAGATGAGAATATTATCATCGATATTCTGCATGCGTCTTATAGGAATTTACCGTTAATTATTCCTCCAAAATATGATTCTGATAATATATTAATACCGGATGATTTAAATAATGTGTTTGAATTATATCTTTATAGTAGCGGTAGCACGGGCACTATTAGAAAAGCAATAAAAATCCCCGAAGATATGATTTTAAAAAATTCAGAAATAGCTATTAATTCACAAAAATTATCTGTTGATGATAATATCTTCACAGTCTGTTCGTTAAATCACACCGGTGGAATCAATGCTCAAACACTTCCTGCGTTATTAGCAGGATCAAGTGTAATCATTAAAAAATTTAATGGATTCTCATTTTTTAAAGACGTTAAAAATTACAATATAACTAAGACTCATTTAGTTCCTGCAATGATAGACACATTAATTAAGTTAAATAATTTTCAATCAAACATGTTAAAATTAGTTGTAGCAGGTAGCGATTGTATTAAAAAAGAACATGTAGATTTTTTTTTACAAAATGGTGTCAATTTTATGTGTAACTACGGCTTGACTGAAGCTGGTCCTATTATAATAAATCACATCTTCAGTGAAAGAACAGAATTAGAAATTTTTGATCAAGGTATTCCGTTAGGAGATAAATGCTGGTGTGACTTTACGATTTTAAACTCAGAACTTATTTTAAAAGGAAAAAATGTGCATAAAGACGGATGGCTTCATACGGGCGATTGTGTTCATAAAATCAATGATTGGATATTTTACAATGGAAGAAAAACACATGGTTGTAAAATAATACCAAAGAAATACAGAATGTAATTGGAAAAATAATAAAATGGCCTATAACATAGAAAGCTTCTGCCCGGAATTATGGTCTCAATTAGAAATTGATTTTTCAGGAGATTTTAAATTGTGCTGTTTAGCTAATCTCAGCGACGATTTTGGAATGGCTAGAGATGATAATGACAGGGTGATGAATATTCTTACGGATTCTATAGAAGAGGCTATTAATAGCAAGACACATAAAGAACATAGATTATGGCTGAAAGATAATATCAAACCTACTAGATGCAGAAATTGTTATGATTCCGAGGAAAGCACTCGCAGAGGTGGTTGGCCGGGTATTAGTAAAAGACAACGTGTGCTCACTCAAACTAGTCCTACTATATCAGAATATGTTACAATTCAAAATGTAAATGAACACACTAACGACGACGGTTCTGTAAATTCTAAAGTCGTGAATTTAGATATAAGATTTAGTAACTTATGTAATCAAAAATGTATTATGTGTGGTCCTAGAGATAGCAGTCTTTGGTACGAAGATTACATAAAAATATCTAAAATTGGTCATAAAATACAAAAAGGCAAATATAAAATTTATCCGTTTGAAAAAGATAATCATGGAAAATTGCACATGCAAGGATTTGATGAATGGTGGAATAACCCTATATGGTGGGAAAAGTTTGATAAAATATCATCAGATTTAAGATACATTTATTTTACCGGCGGGGAACCATTACTGGTCCCTGCCATGCAAGAATGTTTAGACAGGTTAATAACTAAGGGATATGCAAAAAATATCCAATTACGGTACGATACCAATTTAAGTGTGCTTAACAATAAAATCATAGATAAATGGAAAAACTTCAAAAAAGTAATATTATGTATAAGTTTAGATGATACTAACGAAAGGTTCAACTTAATACGATTTCCCGGAAATTACAATAAATTTATCGATAATTTAGATTTACTTGTGAAAAATAAAATACCAATAGCCTATCTTTCTGGGTGTATAGGAGTGGCGTCACCGTATTCCGTACAACGAGTTATAGAAATAGCCGCTCAATATGATATAGAAGCGTACTTAAGATTTTTAGAAATTCCTACACACTTTGATATAAGACATTTTCCAAAAAATGCTAAGTTAGAAATCATAGAAAATTTAGAAAAATTTGATTATGATTATAGATACAAAAAATGGGTATCATCAGAAATTAATATATTAAAAAAATATCTTGATGTTGAGAATCAAAAAGAAATACAAGAATTTGTAAGAGTAATGGATATATTAGATGTTAGTAGAGGTACTAATTGGAGACATACATTGTCTGATGTAACTGATCTTATCAAACGCCACTGTAAAGATGTTAATTTATGACCGTAGAAAATATTGCTAAAATAGCTAAAGATGTCAACATTGATTTTCCTTCTAATTGTATACCCTACGTAATAAATTGTCTCTACCACGATGAAATATCATCAGAGATAAAATTCGAAGAGATAAGAGATGCATTCCGACTTAAACAAATACAATCAAAAGCTTGGTTACTAAATTATATAAAAAAATTTACTATAGATAGCAATGTGGATATCTCTGATAAAAAAATATTAGTCATAGGATCATGGATCGGATTTACTAGTTTTTGTTTAAAAAAATTAGGTTTTAATCACATTGATGAAATTGATCCTGATCCGAGGTTAGAAAAGTTTTCAAATTTCCTAAATAGGCATAATCGATTTTTTAAGCATTACACTGATGACGTTAATAATATAGATATTGAAAATTACGACTATATTGTGAATACCAGCTGCGAACATATCAAAAATAATCAATGGTTTGATAATATCTCAAATCGCACTTTAATTTTCTTGCACAGCAACAACCTCGAAGGATATGATCATGTTAATATCTGTAAGAATCTTGAAGAAATGATTCTCAAATACAAAATGAATTTAATGTTTCAAGGAAGACTGGAATTAGGGAATTATGATAGATTCATGTTGATAGGACACAAAGAATGAAGTCTATATTTTTGACTGGAGATCATACAAAATTAGTTCAAGAATTCTGTGATGAATGTAAAAAGCATGGTTATTTAAATAACAGTTCGTTAAAATTAATGAAATTTAATGGAGAATATGATCTCAAAGAAATTCCGTGTTTTTGGGGAATTTACCATGACAAGAAGTTAATTTCAATCAGTGGTTCCCATTGTTGGTATGGACAAGGGGAGCTAGAAGGGGTTCCATTCATGAGATGCCTTTTTAGGAGTGCTACATTACCAGAATATCAAAAATTAATTAGTGGTCTTAGCAAAAACCATATGAACAGTTTACCTTTCGGCGTACTTCTTCCTTATCAAATTAACAAAGGTTTACGAGAAGGAGTTGAACATTTCTATATTACTACAAGCAATGGCGATCATGATGCCAGTGGTAAAATGAAAAGGACTCACAGAATCTTACAGTTGCTAGAAAAAACGAAAATTGTAAAATATGCAGGAGATGGAATATTTTATAGCACTCCTCAAACTAAATGGGAACTAAATGTGGTAAACTATTACGAAACTTTAAAAAAATTTCATCCAACTAGATTAAATTACAACATAGATGTCAGCCAAGAATATCTTTCTATTATAGAAAATGGGTTTGAGGGTGTTTGGAAAGATTTTATGACTCCAAAAAAAACAATAAGCTTAGAAAACTTATAAAAATCTATGAAATTAGATAATTAATTAAAAACAATTAATTATAATACCTATGGATATAGATATTTTTTTCATAAGTTACAAGGAATCTAATTGTGAAAATAATTGGATTAATGTTCTTTCTTTTCATCCTAATGCTAAACGAGTACACGGAATCAATGGTATCGATAAAGCACATTTAATTTGCGACATGATTTCAACCACTGAATTTTTCTGGACAATCGATGGAGATAATGAATTAATATCCCCTTTAAAATATGCAAAGCAAATAGAACATGATTTACTCATGTTTAAGTCTATTGATCCGCTGTTCCAAAAAATTACTTTATTAGGAGGAGTGAAGTTATGGAAAAAGAATTCTATTATCAATCCTAACTTAAGTAAAGGTGATTTCAGTCTTAATGCAACTAAAAATAAACAAATTGTAGACGAAGTATATTCCATAAGTAAATATAATTCTAGTCCGTTTGACGCATGGAAGACTTCATTCCGTCATTGTGTAAAATTAATGTCTTGCATATTTAGAAATAGGCCAAAGGCTTTAAGCATAAATCTTTATATTGATAGATGGGCTAGTACTAAAAACATCGAAATAGAAAACGCAGCATGGGCATATCAAGGCTATCTTGATGCTAAAGAATTTGTTCAGATATATGACAATACTGACCAATTATATCAAATAAATGATTTTAATTATCTTGAGAATCATTATAAGAAGAAATATGCAACATCTTAAAGACGTCAACTCAGGTTACTTTAAACACTTTTTCTATGCCAATTATTTTAATCTACTTGCGGTGTTGATACTGATCACTGGAGTTATACACAGTTTGTTTCCTTTCCTTTTTCCATTCACACCTTATAGGTTAGCAAAAAAAATAGTCGATGAAACAGAATGTCATTTTTTGAAAAATAAATAGATTTACTTGGTCTCTATAGTTACCTAAACGTTCCTATATTATCGACTGAATTCATTCATCAATATAAAAAATAGAGAAATAATCGATGGAAAAATATAAGTGTGCCTGGATAGAAAATATGATATCTATCGAAACAGATGGGTTTACCCGACCTTGCTGTTTAGAAAACAGCACTAAAGCCAGAATAGCTGATGCCTCTCAAGGGCTAGTAAAGGCATTTAACCATGAGAAGTTGATCAAACTAAGAGACAATTTGTCTACTGGGTTTACCCAATACTCTAGATCGTTCTGTCATAGATGCGAAGAATTAGAAAATAGAGGACAGAAAAGTTTAAGAAATATGACGCCGTTTTTAAGTGAATCTAGAGAATTAAAAATGATACAATTTAAATTAAGCAATAGATGTCAATTAGCTTGTTTTCATTGTGGTCCTGATCAGAGTTCAACTTATGCGAAAAAATTCCATGTAAAGCCTATAATAAAAGATTCTATAGAAATTTCTATTAAGTTTCTTAACGAGCTATCGGAGCTTTTACCTACTTTATCAATTATAAAATTTACAGGAGGTGAACCTTTTTTAGATAAAAACCATTGGAAAATTTTAGAATATCTCAAAAAATTTAACAGAAAACATTGTGAATTGCAGTATATCACGAATGGGGTAACACCATTTAACCCAGAGTTGTGGGAAGGATGGAAATCAATTAATTGCTCGGTCAGTGTCGACGGATACGAAGAAAGCTACGAATGGTTTAGACGAGGTAGCTCTTGGGAAAAAATATTGTCTGGCGTTAGCAGGTTAAAAAAATATAGTGATATCTCAATTAACTATTCATTGACTCCTTTTACTGTGCAAGACTATATAAAATCTAAAGATTTTTGGAAGTTTAATATTACCGCAATACCTATAGTCAGTCCATCTTATAGCAGTTTAATTAATTTTCCAAAATCTATTATACAAAGTATCAAAGATTACGACAAGATACCATTTAATTCATACTCTGAAGACAATAATATAGATATATATGTGGAACGGGCTAATAAATGGGATTCAATTTGGAATACTCCGGGGTGGGCGGACAGACTATTTTATTGGGTTAAAGAATACAATGATAGAAACTAAACAATATTTTAATGCTATAGATAAAACTATTATATCAAATATTATTGATTATTATCATTCAATAGGGAAATATGACACGCCGACTATGAATAAAGCCCCGGTTGGCAAAGTTTTAAGCGTATGCCAAGATATAATCGAAACATGTCTTAATAAAAAATTAGAGTATACACAGGGAAACTTTTATAAACACAATTCACCCTATCTTCCTCATACAGATTATAAAAGTTTCCAAAATGGAATTATCAACATAGTCATTCCTTTACATTACACCGAGTCGTTACCCCATCTTGTTATATTCGACCAAACATGGAGTCTTGATAGTGTTACATGGTGTATGCATTTACCTGTTCAACGATTTGAAATTAACATAGGAGTTAAAGGCTGCCCTTATGAATATCCTGTAGAAAACCTTACAAACCATCCTATAGACGATAAGTTATATAAAGATTTCCTCACGCATTACCCCAAAGACACACTGTTTGGGTTAAGTGGTAACTCGTATAAATTTGATCCCGGTAGTTTAATCGTATTCGATACACAAACGATACATTGCACGGCAAAAATGAAAGGTGAAAAAATAGGGTTGGCATTAAGATTCAAATGAAATATTCTATCACAGGTCATACACATGGGATTGGTTTAGAAATTTATAACAGATTATCCCCTAACATAATAGGTTTCAGCAGATCAAATGGCTTCGATATTTCTAATGCAGAAACACGGAAAAAAATTATAGAAATGTCTAAGAACGTTGATATCTTTATAAACAATGCTCACAACGGCTTTGATCAAACCTTGATGTTTTTAGAATTATGGAATATATGGAAGAACGAACCTAAAAAAACAATAATCAATGTTGGTAGTAGGATAGCTGATGTTAAATGTCTCACGCCAGAAAGACACAATTTAATAAAATATCAAGCAGAAAAAGTAATACTAAAAGAGATGTCGGTCAGAGTATCAGGCAGGTGTAAAGTAGAATATGTTTCTTTTGGATATGTTGGTACTCCAACAATATTAAAAAAATATCCTAACATGATGGAAAAAGATTATATTTCTGTAGATCGAGCTGCCGATTTGATACAATCAAAATGTAATATATAGTTATTTAAAAGAATTGATCAATGTCTTTAACCTTTCCATTAATTCTTACTTGTATTCTCTGGGAAACAACGGTTCCTACTCCATGCCAACAGTCGTCTTGAAAAATGAATACATCTTCGTCTATTTCAACCAATGAATCATCAAGCAGTGCAACTAATGGTTTAGAACCATTTTGCAAATTTAATGTTACACTTATATTTTTATCATAATATCCAGGTTGGCAGGCATCCTTATGCACGGGTCCGAAACCTGGGGGATCTATTATCATTGCCCTCACGTTCTGAACTTCGTAAAATCCAAGTTCTTTAACGATTTCTTGAAGGTAATTCGAGTTAAGTTCATACCGCCAATTCCATTCATCATATTGACTTCTTAAAGAATTTTTTCCCGATTTTGATTCATTTAAACCCTTTTTATAAGTAAAAGATACTCCTTGCCAAGAATTTATTTTTCCTGCAATAATATTGCTTTCGTGAACTATGGTCAAATCGTTATAATCTTTTCCATCGATCAAACTGAATTTTCTACGTTTTAGAGTTAAAAAATCCGGCGGCATGTGGTGAAAATAGGGTCGATTGCTTAAAATTTCATTTATTAACTTATTTTTATCGTATTCATAGAATAGTTTTTGGTATTTTATCATGGTCAAAAGCAATAATTTCCTAATCATATAACGTTTATTTAAAAAAATAAGTATCGTAGTGATAAAAATTCTTAGTATTATTGACTGCAGTAATTTAGAACTAAACAATAAATACATGGATTAGCAATCTTAGGAGTCAAAACATGCCATTACAGATCCGTAGAGGAACTACCGCTGAAGTTAACAGTATAACACCATTAGTAGGTGAACTGATTTACAATACACAGACAGGAAGTGTTCTTGTCGGTGACGGGGGAACTGCTGGCGGCGTGCCTATCGCCGGAGTGTCATTAAACGAATCTAAAGATGCTGCTGCTGCCTCGATTCTAGCGGGAACACACAAAAATATAAGTTTTTCTTATGATAGTGTTGCAAAAACACTGAGCGCTACTGTTGATATTTTAACTCACGAAACGATCGTATCTGATGCTATCGTGACAGATAAAATTTTTAACACAGCATCTACGGTGGTCATTGATGTAGATACTGCGACAGTTAATGGCACGTTGATCGGAAGTGTCACCGGCGATGTCAAAGGTTCCGTTTTCGCAGACGATTCAACTCTTTTGGTAGATGCTATAGACGGTGTTCTTAGGGGAACATTAGTAGGAACCGTCACCGGCGATGTCAAAGGTTCCGTTTTCGCAGACGATTCAACTCTTTTGGTAGATGCTGTAGACGGTGTTCTTAGGGGAACATTAGTAGGAACCGTTGCGGGTAACGTTTTGGGTAACGTTTTGGGTAACGTTTCGGGTAATGTTTTGGGTGACGTTTCGGGTAATTTAACAGGAGATGTCAAAGGTTCTGTATTTGCAGAAAATTCGTCCATAATGGTTGATGCGACAAATGGTTCGATCAATTTAGATGGCACCGTACAGGGAGACGTGATACCAAATCAGAATGCAAGTCATGATCTAGGATCAAATACCAATTCATTCCGAGATCTGTATCTATCTGGTGACGCAACATTAAGGGGAAACTCAGTACGTACTTTTTCACTGGCTAATTTTACCTCAGATACATCCGCATCTATAATTAGTTTTAACAAATCCAGAGGAACAACGTCATCACCATCTACCGTGAATATAGGAGACCGATTAGGAAATATATTATTCAGAGGATTTAACGGATCCACAGAACTGACAGCGGCAGCTATAACTTCTAACGTTGATAGCACTATTTCTCCTACCAATATTCCAGGCAATCTTGAATTTAACGTAAGAAATACACTTGGTGTATTACTAACTCCGCTCAAAATATTAAATTCGGGTATAGTAAGAATACTATCTGATACAAATTTAACCAGTACTAAAGTTCTTTTAGCCAGCTGCCATCATGATAGCTCAGCGACAACCACAGCGATAGGGTTATCAAGAAGTAGGGGATCAATAGAAGCCCCAACTGCTGTGCAAGACGGTGATCTTATCTATAATATAACATATGCTGGGTACGACGGTTTAGCTTATAGAGATAGCTCATCTATTCGGGCTGCGGTAGACGGATCTATTTCGAGTTCAATAGTTCCAGGGCGATTAGAATTTTATACTGCAAATTCGTCAGGTACACTAATAAAAAACGCTCAATTAGATAAAAATGGTGTGTTAAAAGTTGATAATATACAAGCCCTTACTAATACTTTATCAATTGTTGGGGATATTGTTGGATCAGTTTTTTCCGATTCATCTACTTTGTTAGTAGACGGAACAAATGGATCACTTAAATATTATGCGACAGTTCCGGGAGATTGGAGTGGTTCTGCACCAACAACTGTAGGCGAAGCTTTAGATAGACTGGCCACCTTAGTGAAAACATTGAATGCTGGTGTAGGTGCTTAACACTGTAATTTGCTGAATTATATTCATTCTTAAGAAATTCAAAAAAAATTTCCTATAAATATCGGATGGAACTACCTACAAACCGATTTTATAAAGTCAAAGATAAAATATTTCATAATAAAATCGAAGCGATTTTATATGCAAATAAAAGCAAAGAAGACGTCACATGGCATTTTTATCAAGAAATTTTTGATAAAGTAAATTGGTTAATCGAACCAGATCTCGGGTTAGATGAACTTTATGCAAAAAGAGCGGCCCAGATTAGAGATCAGTATGATTATATAGTTATATTGTGCAGCGGAGGAGCTGATAGTACAAATGTTGTAAAAAGTTTTATTAATAACGATATATTTCCTGACGAAATAATTGCATCGGCTCCGTTAGAAGGTTTGAATAACTACAATTTCAATGATACAGACAGTAGCCATTATAATACTATGTCTGAAACAAAATTTGCTCAACTACCGTTAATCAATGATATATCTCAAAAATATCCCAATATACGAATAACATTGCATGATTATTTCAAAGACATTTTAGATTATAAACCTGAAGAATGGCTGTATTTGTGTGAAGATTGGGTCCATCCTTCGAGCTTGTCGAGGTATAGATTTGAAAGGCATAAACATCTTAAAAATTTAGCTGAATCGGGTAAGAAAATAGCATTTGTTTATGGTATAGACAAACCAATTTTAGTCGTCGGCAAAAACTACGAATCGCTAACGGTTAGTTTTTCAGATTTAACAGTTAATGTACAAAGACCGCCATTCAATGAAAACTATCCCAATGTAGATAACGTTCTTTTTTATTGGACAGCTGATTTGCCCGAATTAATGGTTAAACAAGCGCATGTTTTAGGTAAATGGATTTTTCAAAAAGAAAATTGGTACGCTCTGCGTTACCTAACTGTCTACGATAGGGCTATGAAAACAAGTTATGTCGACAACAGGATGAGACATAGCAAATACGAAAGAGCTATTGTTCCTTGCATATATCCGAACACTTACCGTAAAGTTTTTCAGGCTGAAAAACCATCTAGTCTATTTCTAGGAGAACATGATTTCTGGTTTTACAAATTACATAAAGATACGACTTCGTATCAGATGATGCTGTCAGATTCAGTTAATTTTCTAAATAAAATAGACTACAAATACCTTAATAGACAAAAATCCGGATTGGTCACGTACCATAACACCTATAGTTTAGGACCATTAAAAAAATTTTGTACAGCTAGCGAAACTTTAAAATCAATTATAAATTTAGAAACTTTTTTTGGAAAAAAATTAAGCGACACCAAGATTCCAGAAAATTTTATAGACCTTTATTTCGGAATGTAAGTTCTGCTTTTCATAGGATTATATTCGTCTGTGGGACCGTCATCACTATCCGGATGAAAAGCAATTAAACTCATATCTGATTCATTAGTAATGAACCTATGCGATTCAAATCTATTTAAAATAAAACAATCACCTATGTTAAGTTCCTGTGATCGATCGTTAAATTCTGCTACACCAGATCCTGAAATTATCATTCCTATTCTTATACTAGGATGAACATGAAATGTTTGTTTGATAAATTTTGGAAAATACAAATAATTTATACAAGGATCACCGTTCCTGCAAGGAGAAACTAGATTAGAATTAGAACATCCATCTATGTAACTTAAATTCCCAGGTAATCCCGGATTAATTAAACAAATATATTGATCAGGAAAGTTATATCCAAATAAATCTATAACTATTCCGTGGCCTACTATTTCAAACTCGACGTTTACTGACGCTGCAAAAACTCCAGAAAATTTAAATTTTTCTGATTTTAAATCACCATTACACATGATAAATCGAGTGGTTTCTTTACTGGCAAATGATCGATTGCCATCTACTTTACTGACATAAATTCTATGTCTATCGTTATGCACAAAATCATCATTTATTAACTTGAACATAACTAATATCCTTTAAGTAATTTCATAATCGTACTTATATGATAAATACTTTTATATCTTCAAAAAAGGGCTAAAAATGGAAATTGAAAAAGAAATAGAATGTACCAGAGAATCTATTGAAATTCCATGGTTTTTCGATTATATAAGAGACAATAAAGAAAAATTTGTCGATATTTTCTCTTATACAGAAGAAACTTTTATTATTCCTGGCGATATCTTGATAGAAAATAATACAAGCGGAAATGGATTAGTTCAGAATAAAAAAATATATTTTAAAAATTACAATGTTTTTGACAGATGGCAGAATGATCCAACTTTATTATTAATTCAAGAAGAAAATAAAAAATATAATGAAGAGAACGGGATAATAATGAATTTTATGCGTATAAAGGATTTAGTAACAGATATCGTTTTTGTGTCAAGATCTTCCGATTCTAATGATCCTGAATAGTCTGATTAACATTCTTGTAAACTATGGTCATCAAAGATTCGTATCCGACCGATTTTGAAATTTTGTCGATCATTAGTTTGTTTTGTAAATGTATAGATGAATATATTCTATTTTTCGATAGGTTAATCGCTACGTGATTTAAATATTCATGCATAACTTTGTATAATCCTTTCTTCCTGTGATTTTTTTCAACAAATGCTATATTAATCCAAATAGCATTTTTATATTTAAACTCGTCATAAAAAATAGATGCAGCTCTTTCTTCTGAGTTTTCAAATATGATAGCTCCTGTCGCTCTTGGTGGAACATGGTTTATCATTTGATATCCTTCATTTTTGTATTTTTCATGGATAGATTCATAATATAAATTTAGATTGTCATCAATTTCTTGATACCAATTTAAATTGAAATTCATTAAAGAAATAAAAGTATCTGGCATGTTTATAAATATTCCGTAAATTACTTATCTATTATGATCACACCGAGATACAAAAATTACTACACTATCCAAGGTACCGGAATAAATTTTAATTTAAACATATCAAAATGTTCTCGTGCGGTAGGTACATACCAAGAAGAGTTAATTAATAACGCGATCTTTCTAAAAGAAAATACAAAGAAAGACATTTATGTATTCTATAGTGGGGGATTAGATAGCGAATACATAATTAAGATCTTTCTTTCTCAAAAAATTAAAATAACACCAATTATCGTTTCATTAGAACCAAATTATAATTCGTTTGATATTTCATACGCTATAGATTTTTGCAAATACAACGATTTAAAACCTATTATAATAAATTTTGATTTCGATAACTTTGTAACTTCGGGTGAGTTTCTTGAAGTGGCTCGATCTGCCAATTGCATTGTGTATCAATACCCGGTATTCTTAAAACTATCAAAAACGTTGGACGGTACTATAATATTTGGTAGCGATCAACCCCATCTTTGTAAAGATGATAACTCTGATACTTGGTATTTTGACGAAAGAGAAAGGATAGTATCAGTTTGGTATAATTGGTATAAAAACCAAAATTTAGACGGAACCCCATCATTTTTAAATTACAATCCCGAAACATTGTTATCATTTCTATATGAACCAAGAATAAAAGATCTTGTGTCTAATAAAATTAAAGGCAGAAAAGGTACTAGTTCTAGTAAATTAATGATTTATGATAGACATTTTAAAGATATGCGGTCAAGAAGCAAATATGATGGTTTCGAAATTATACGAACATCTAAAATTTTTAGTCATCCCGATATTCAAATGATCAGAACTGATCCTATGGATTATTCTATACCCCACAATGGGTATTTTAAAATATCTTATAATTCATTGTTAAAAAAATTAACTCAATGAAACATAAAATTTTTATAACAGAAATTCCGAAAAAGTTTACAGTATGGCAGTGGATAATGAAAACCACCGACATTAAAAAATTAATGTCAACTATAGTGTCGCCAGTAAAAACATATACGATTTTAGATCTTATACACAATATAGATATTAAAGGTCTGACCAAAACTACAACAAAAATTATTGATACATTTGGATACCAAGGATGGAAGAACAATGTAGGAGAAGATCAAGCCTACGGGGGATTAAGCTTAACTTATAATCCCGAGTACCGTGATATCTCAAATGAGAATAGTCAAACTCTTGGGACATATCGCAATCAGAAAACAGAATATTTCTTTGATCAAACCCATAATTTCAATGACTTACAAAATACGTATTATGATACATATGGGTTTAGAAAATTATCTCCCTGCGCAGAACTATTAGACGCATTTCTTTTAGATTTTGATAGAACGTTAATCAGAAGTAGGATAGCCATATTAAATTCTCAACATTTAGATCCAACAACTATAAATTCCTGGGGGTGGCACAGAGATGAATCTGTTTTTGAAAATATACGAATTAACATACCTATCCAAACTGACAATAATTATCTTTTTCAACTATTAGGAAAATCGACTCTACATTTAAAATATGGACACATGTATTCGTGGGATACCAACGTTCCCCACAGAGTATTTCCTTATATAAATTCGATAAAAAATAGAATACATATAGTTTTAGGATTTAGCCCATGGTTCGATTACAATCCTTTAGATCAATGCTGGTGCAGCAATGAATTCTATGGTAAAATACACCCGTTCGAAATGCTTATTTCGGGTTTAATAAATAAAAAGATAACAGGTGCAAATTATATATGAAACTATTTTCAGCTTCGGCTATATCTTTATCTATAATACAAATAATTTCTACAATTGGAGCTATAATTGGGCTATGGGTGTTTAGTTTTGACTATCTGTCTATTATAGTTATTCTCGTATCATACTATCTATATAGTGGTATCGGAGTGAGTATGATGCTACACCGTTTTTACGCACACAAAAGTTTTGAATTTAAATATCCCATTTTAAAATATGTGTTTACCTGGTTCGCTTTAATGTCTGGACGAGGAAGTATTATAGGTTGGGTTCATGTACATCGAGAACATCATGCATTTTCTGACACTGAAAAAGATCCTCATTCTCCTAGTATAAAAGGATGGCGGGTGCTTTTTCCGCATTTGATGGATTACGGTAAAAAAATAAATGTAAGACTGGTAAGGGATTTACTTAATAAAAAACAAATATATATTAATGACTATTATATGTTGCTAGTATTATCTTGTGTCTCTATTTTGATAATCATCGATCCTTGGATAGCATATTTTTGTTGGTTTGTCCCGGTATCAATTACTCATTTTGTTTTAAACACATTCATTTATTTTGGTCATAATTTAGGGTATACTAATCATAAGTATAAAGATAATAGCAAAAACCTTTGGGTATATGGCATATTGCTCTGGGGCGAAGGTTGGCATAATAATCATCATTCGAATGCCAAAAATTGGAATATGCAAGAGAAATGGTGGGAATTAGATCTGATAGCCCCCCTTATATACTTGGTAAAAAAATGAAAAATATATTTTCTAGTAATACTTTAGGAGTCCAAATATTCGCTATCATAAGCATAATCGGCACAATTATAGGAATTTACAGTCATGGATTAGACTATTTTGCTCTATTACTTATTGTTATTGGATATTTCTTATATGGATGTCTAGGAATAGTGGTCACATTCCACAGAAATCTCACCCATAATAGCTACGAGACTACTCCTATAATAAAAAATTTATTTTCACTACTGGGATGCTTCGGTAACACAGGTAGCCCATTAGCATGGACTGCTATCCATATCAATCATCATTTAAAAAGTGATAAAGTAACCGATCCTCATAGTCCTAAATACAGAGGATACAAAATATTTTCATTATCGTATGATGCACGGGTGGATGGTAACACTAAATGGAAAATGAGAAAACTTATAACAGATAGATATCAACAATTTTTACATCGTTACTATTTTATAATTTTATTTTTATGGAGCCTAATCCTATTCATATTAGGGGGATCATATCTGATGATATTTTTGCACTGGGCTCCTGCCTTGCTTACAGGGATCATGAGTAATGTTGTAAACTACATAGGACATAAACCTAATTGGTTTGGAAGTTATCGTCGATATAATTTGAAAGACCAGAGCACAAACAATTGGCTATGGGCGATTCCTAGCTGGGGAGAAACATGGCACAACAATCATCATAGGCATCCTAAGAACTACAGTTGCGGTGAATCATGGTGGGAAATAGATGTATCAGCGATGATAATAAAAATAATTAAAATTTAATCAATGGTTAATTGTGTCATACTTTATGGTAACTCAGATTTTCCTACAGGGCCTAAAGCAGCCGGTCCATTTAGAATAGCGTCAGAATTAAGAGATAACGGGTATACAGTACAGACGATAGATATAGCAATTTTTAAAAAGCTAGATAAAGACTTAAAAGATATTTTAACGAAGTTTGTAGGTGTAGAAACTTTGTGGATAGGTATAAGCGTAACATTTCTACATAAAATTTTAAGTTACCCTTTTAGTTTGCAATTAATAGATGATGAAAGATATAAATCGTTAAATTTTGAAACACTAGAAGAAGAAATACATAAACTTATTTCTTTCGTTAGATCAATAAATCCTAAAATCAAAATGATATATGGTGGAGCCAGAAATTACCGATTAGATAAATTGGGGTTTATAAAATTTGAAAAATATGTCGATAAAGAAATTGTAGATTTTACAAACTGGTTGGCTGGAAAATCCAATAAAATAGACCTTCAATTTTATTCAAACCATATAGTCGGAAAAGAATTCGAAGGGTTTACAAAATCATCAATAAAATACACAAAATCAGATATAATTGATTCCAAAGACGTACTTCCATTAGAACTATCCAGAGGATGTATTTTCAAATGCAAATTTTGTAGTTATCCTTTAAACGGTAAAACCAAAGGAGAATGGATTAAACAAAGCCATGTCTTAAAAGAAGAGTTAAAAAGGAATTATAATGACTTTGGCGTCACTAATTATTCCTTTACCGATGATACATACAATGATAGTGTAGACAAACTTAAAATTTTATATGACGAAGTTTATTCAAAACTTTCGTTTAAGATAAAATTTGCCACATACATAAGATTAGATTTATTAACAACTTTTCCAGAAACCTTAAAAATTCTTAAAGAGTCTGGATTAAAAAGTGCAGTTTGCGGAATAGAAAGTACCAATCCAAAATCTGCTAAGTCAATTGGAAAAGGAATGGATCCAAAAAGACAATTAGACTTTGTAAGAGAAATTAAACAGGACGTGTGGAAAGATATATTAATTTCTGGGAATTTTATAATCGGCTTGCCGCATGATACTAAAGAAACTATAGATGATTTTGAATCATGGCTTTTAAGTTCAAGCAATCCATTAGATTATTGGTATGTTTTCCCGTTAGGAATATTTCCTTCTTATACGAAAAAATCATATTATCAATCAGAATTTGATTTAAATTATGAAAAATATGGATATGAGATTTTAGATTCATCTAGTGAATTTTGGAAGGTATCTGGTTGGGTCAATAAAAACACAGGATTAGATTATGATTACTGCACTGCAAGATCAAAAGAGATTCGGCGTAAATCATCTTTTACGAATTGGAAATTTGGTGGTTGGCTATGGACTTTTTATCAAGAAATAGTTAATGATTATGATATAACTAATCTCTCTCAATCAGAAATAATAAAAAAATATGATCTACTATCATTTCGAAATAATAAAGTAAATGATTACATAGATCAACTCAAGAATATCAATCACGTAATAGAAAAATAGGATCAGGATCACATTTTACAGTGAGGCTTATTCTTGGAGAAAAATTTTCGTCCATTATTACCTGATGAGGTGTCATTACTTTAAATACAGTTGGCATATCCAGTACAAAATTATCCACTTCAACTGCAGATTCTTGATCACATAAAATAAATGGAAGTTTATTTTTTTGTACTATTTTAACATTAGGTCTGGCTTTAAAAAATTTGGTTTGACTATGCTCACAGTTTAAAATCGGAATATTAATCCTGGTCTTATATTCATAGGTATCAATATGAACTAGACTATCACCATTTTTTATTGTTTTATATAAATTAAATCTAACCGGAGTCAAATTTAATTTTAAGAAAAAGTATAGAGTATCTGCACAGTGATCAATAACACTCTGTTTGTTTAATGGTATAAATCCGATAGTTTTATCATTTAAAATATCAGTATGGACTTTGAGATAGGTTAAAAGCTCAGATTGAATACTTTTTATATTCTTTATATTAATTTTTTTATAATTCATCTAGCATGTGGACAGGGTCATTTTTAAATTCTAGTGCCATAGTTATTCTCGGAGTATTTTTTTCATTCATGATAGTGTTATGAGGTACGCTTGTCCTCATTATCCATGGACCTTTAATAACAATACTATCTCTAGCCCTGTAATTATTTCCTGGTTTGTAGCTTTTTACCCCAGAATCGGGATTTATCCATTCAACTAGATCTGATGATTCATAAAATATTGTTCTTGTATTATGTGCATTTAACAAAGGAATCAATACTTTGGCAGATGGAGGAGATATGTCTGTATGTACAGGAGAATGCTTATTATTGTACATAATAAAAATTGATGCGAAATAAGGCTCCATATTCAGTTTAGAAAATGCATCTAGTATAATCGGACAACAATTTAATAATTTATTAAAATTTAAAATATAATAACTTGCGTTATTCAATCTTCTATTATATATTTCGTCTATAGATTTAACAAAATTAAGAGATTTTTCGGTTATTTCTTCAATGTTTGGGATCTCTAAATACTTGTAATATTTGCTCATAAATATAATTTATCCTTATAATTTTAATAATATGTAAAATGATAAAAATTTTAAAAAACTTAGATAAAACAGCCATTGAAGAAATTCTACGTACTTACCAGACATTAGATTCACAAATCCAATGGCACAGTTCTGTAAACTCGAAACAAACAAGCGTACAATTCAAAAAAGGAGAAGATCATTGGGCAAGTTCTGTTGGTCGGCAAACAGGGGCAGAAACTGACTACGATCAATTAAATCCTTTTTTTAAGAATACAATTTTTGAAGATATCATAACAGAATATAATTTATATAGAAGTAGACTTATGTGGGTTTTACCTTATAGATGTTATAGTTTTCATAGAGATAGACTTCCTCGAATACATGTTCCTATCATAACTAATGAAGAATGTTATTTTTTATTTAGGACCGGGGAAATAAGGCATTTAACTGTAGATAAAATATGGCTAACTGATACCAGGCTAGCACACACATTTATTAATACTTCTGACTATGAAAGATTGCATTTTGTTGGTGTAACTGCTGATCAATAATCTAATCTAACGTGCTTAATATTTTATCATGCACACACTTATGGGTATGCTTCCCAGGATGACTTAAATCTCTCGCAAAATCATTGTCTGCCCATATTTCATTTGTAAAAACTTCATTAGAATTGTAAGTCTTAAATTTAATTCGATATGAATTGCATATATTTTCAATCGCTAATATGTTCTTCTTTTGATTGAGGAAAGAATTATTATTGTTCAGCAACCACGTTTTATAAAATCCATTATTCAAATATTCCGATTTTTCGTGCCTAAAAAATAGCACATCTTCATCATCCCAGAGTTCTAATCTAGTTGGTTCTGGACTAAGACAAATTACTATCTTTGGTAATAACTTCGCTATGTAATAATATGCAAGTCTAAATGAAGTATCATTAGAACTTGCACCCAGAGCTAGATTATAATATTTCATATTTAGGGATTTAGATAACTGATAAGCATATACTTCTTCTAATTGTAATCCGGTTCCAAATGTTAAACTACAGCCCAAAAATAATATTGAATTTCTATCGTGAGAGAACTCGTCTGATCGAAATCCTTCATTATTAAAATTATAATAAATTTTTTTTTCTAGCCAACCGTTGACCGCTAATAAATTTCTATTTTTTTGCAAATTACGAACGAATCTTTCCTTCGTATCAAATAATTCCCATTCTTGTGTGGTCCCAGAAAAAATTTTCCAAGGATGACTATTTAACGGAATTTCCATAAGCGTATTTATGGTCGAAGTTTATCAATAAATATAGTTATGGACGATATTTTGTTCGCTAAAATCATTTTTCCAGATTTAAACAAAGAAAAATCTACATACGAAATTATGAAGATTGATAAATCTTATTGGTTTTGGGATCCCTATAGAGCAACCAATATGCTTTCACTAATGACAAAAAATCCTGTCCCCGGACCATTTGGAACTAAAAATAATCTACAAGGAGAATTTCAATGGTTGGCTTATACTCCCCCAGTGATAATAGATTGGTTTGAAACATACGTTTTTCCGTGGATGGGAACTAAAACCAGAATTATGGCACTGCTTACAAACCAGAAATCTAAAAATTTAGAACATGTAGATTGTGATAAAAATTCGATCTTCACAAAACAACATAAATTTAGAATAGTTTTAAAAGGAAAAACAGAAACACTGTATTTTAAAACTGATAAGCATGATGTGTATGTTCCAAATATTACATCACCATTTTTAATGGACGGAAGTTGGCCTCACGGAATGAATAACTTCGACGATGATTATAAGTTGACTATAGCAGCCGGAGCTCCTTGGGTGGGTAACGATTCATACACCAACATAGAAATTTTAATGAAGAGATCAGAATTCGTTTTCCCAGAGGATTACAAAATTTATTTCAAAAAGGAATTTTCTACGTGAATGATTTTATCTTAAAAACTTATGACAATTTAACGATCCAAGATAAAGAATTTTTTTTTAATTTTTGCCGAGATGCTTCGAAAGAAACGGAAAAATCGGCGTCTGTTAATATGTGGGCTAGAAATACCTTTGTTAAACCATGGACTCTGGGATATCGATTAGAATCTACTAATGAATTTAAAGAACCGAATGGAAAATTTTATATTCTATACAATAACAACGAAGTAATTGGATGTAGCGGTATACATGTAAGCGAATTTCATCCTTTGATATTTTCGGCTGGAGTAAGGACTTGGATCAAAAAAGAGTATAGGAATCAATCTATTAACAAAAAATATTTTTTCCCAGAACAACGATCTTGGGCTATAAAGAAAGAAGCAAAAATAATATTTCTGTCATTTAATGAGTATAATAAAAATTTAATACAGGTTTTTAAAAGAAATAGATTAGGCGAAAATAAAGAAAGAGTTACAAATAGAAATAAAAATGACCTATTCAGTAATGGACTTAAAATAATCGATTTTCCGCTGATTATTAATCAAACAAAGCAATGGATATGTTACGAAATTATAGATGAAGATTTTGATTACGATTGGACTCGACTTGCGTACTCAGATGATAGAAAAGAACAAATTTATACAAAAGATCTTTCAAAAAGATTTTAAAAATGGCAGAAATAGTATTGTTTACATGTATAGAAAGTGGAGGATTTTTCCGGAGTATCGGAGCTTATCAAATAGCTAATGCGTTAAGACAACAAGGCTATACAGTACAGGTAGTTGATTGGTTATCTACTATTATTTCCAAAAATAATAGCATTTTCCTTAATATATTAGAAAAATATGTATCAAAAGATACCTTATGGATCGGGTTTAGCACTACTTTTTTCTTTCATAAACCTAAAAAGAATTCAAATAAAATTAATAAAATCGATGAAACATTTAAAAACAATATTTTTGATAACAAACAAATTACCGAGATTAAAGATTACGTTTATTCAATATCTCCAAAATGTAAATTTGTTCTAGGGGGCGGCAGAGCATATATAGAAGATACTTCCGGACTAATAGATGTTTTTATTTTAGGATATGCAGATCAATCAGTAATAGAATTCACCAGATTTTGTCAAAACAAAAATCCATTTTTCCAATATAATTTATCCAAAGGAAAAATGATAATAAACAATGATACAAAGGCAGTTAATTATGATTTTTCAAATTCCAAATTCAGTTGGCATGATTCGGATCATATAAATTTTATGGAAGCTCTGCCAATAGAAATTTCTAGGGGATGTATATTCAACTGTAGTTATTGTTCGTATCCGTTAAACGGTAAAAAGAAATTAGATTATATTAAAAATCCGGAAATATTAACAGAACTATTTCTTTCAAATTACGAAAAATACCAGACTACAAATTATGTTTATTTAGACGATACACACAACGACAGCACTGAGAAATTAGAACTACTATTTAATAAAGTTTATTCTAAATTACCGTTTAAAATTAAATTTTGTACCTACCTTAGATTAGACTTACTGAATGCTCATCCAGAAACTATTGAATTATTGTTATCAAGTGGATTAGTAAGTTGTTTTTTTGGCATAGAAAGTTTAAATTATGAATCTAACCGAGTTATCGGTAAAGGCATTAAACAAGATAAAATTATTTCCACTTTGCAAAAAATAAAAGACGTATGGAAAGAAGATGTTAGGACTGAGGGAGGATTCATAATAGGATTGCCAAACGATTCTGTCGAATCAGTTAAATCATGGGTGTCTACTTTAGAAAATGAAAATTTATTACATAGTTATAGATTTCATTCTTTAGGAATTAATCAAGTTTTTAAACAGAAACCATGGTCAAGCAAATTTGATCAAGATCCTATAAAATATGGTTACAAAATGTTACCAAACAATCATTGGATTAATAATAAAGGTATGACGTCGTTTCAAGCATGGCAAATTTATATAGAATTAGAAAAAAGGCTAGGCAATAAACTTCCATGGACTGGTATTTTTGATTTCCATAATCTAGGTGCAAATTTTGAAGAATGTTTTGTCAGTGATAGAATAGAAATGTATAAAAAATATTATAACAATAAAATAGAACTATATAGTAGTTACTTAAGGAAACTGTTACATGAACAAATTTAAAGAAAATCACTTGCGAACTATATCTAAGGTTATTTCTTGGAGAGTTCTTATAACAATCAGCCATATGGTTAATGCATTCATAGTAACAGGAAGTCTGCTAATGGGTGTTAAGATAGCAGGACTTGCCTTGGTAATTAACAGTGCTTTGTTCTGGATCCATGAACGTGCATGGAACATTTTTCAGTGGAATCGTCGAGAGAACGAAAAATTAAATTTCGCAGAAGGCCATCCGAGATCTATTTCTAAAGTAGTATCTTGGAGAATTTTGATCACCGTAAGCAATTTCGTGATTCCATTTGTCATGACCGGTAGTTGGGGACAGGCTGCGCTATTTGCGGGAATGGCTACTGTAGTCAATATCATTCTATATTGGAGCCATGAAAGGATTTGGAATCGCATAAAATGGGGGAAATCTGTAGAAACAAATATATCATAAATATCATAAAAATGAATGAAATAGTTGATTATGGCATTAATTTTGGTTTTGATAATAATAAATTTTTTGTGGATTATATCTCGTGCGGGTCAGACATTGGAAATTATAGGGAAGAATTTAAAAAACGTGCAGTAGAATTATCTAAAGCAAGCAAAAAAATATTGTTAGGATTAAGTTCTGGGCTAGATAGTCAAGCAGTATTACATAGCTTTTTTGAGCAAGGCATTAAAATCGAATGTGCATTTTTATATCAACCTAAATTTAATGAAATAGAATACAATCAATTAAAAATTGTTGCTAAAAAGTATAACATAAATCCTATTATTATAGAACTTGATCCTAATAACATTAAAGAAGAAATATTAGATCACTATAATCAAACAGGAATCCCTCCTAATCAACTGATACACAAAAAATTTCTACAACAATTACCAGAAGACTACGATTTTGTTCAAGGAGTACACGGTCCTGACATTTTTTATAGGAACAATACTTGGTATTCCCTAGATTGTGCAGATTCTATGGAAATTTCTAGGCTGAGAGGGTTCGGTATGCTGGAAAGGAAAGGAAAAATAATATGTTGGGAAAGGACTGGTTCTATATTATTAAGTATTTTAACAGATCATATTACTACATCATTTATGTATTCGTATAACTATATCGCCAGTAACCATCTAAAAACTACAGGAAAAGAAATTAACTTTATGAAAGATCACTGGGATATCTACATCAAACCCTTTCTATATGGAAAATATTGGAAAAATGAGTTAGAATATTTTCCTAAATATCAAGGGTGTGAAGGTATTGATTATGTCATAGACGGACCAAAACACAATTATAGGAAAAATCGTGTAGTTATAAAATACGATGCATTAATAAAACATCTTAAAAATCCTAAAGGAACAATTAAAAGAATTTATGAGTTTGAAGAAAATAAAAAATAACAATTTTCCATTGATTTTTAACTTGACTGAATATAAACTAAAAACGTGGTCGTGAGCAAATTGGCAAAGCTCCCGCTGGACCCATAGTCCAGAATGGGGACGGGACGATGAGTATAACTCGCAGTCTTTGTAGGTTCGAAACCTACCGGCCGCACCATAACATAACATAAGTAAAATACATTTTATAAGGAAAACAAAATGTCAAACACAGTAGAACAATTAAAAACACAATTCGACGCATTCCTGGCAGAAGATGCTAAATTTACAGCAGGCAATGGATCTGCCGGCACCCGTGCTCGCAAAGCACTGCAAGAAGTGGCCAAACTGGTCAAGGCCCGCCGTAATGAAATTACAGCAGAGAAGAATGCTCGCAAGGAAGCCAAGGCCGGGTAATGGACTACGATGCATTTTCTAGCGGTCAGGTCGTAAGCAAACTATGGTTAGCCCAAGAACTAGAACCGATCGCTAGAGTGCATGCTAATCCAGCCAGGATAGTTTTAGTAGGCGGTTGGTACGGAGTTTTTAATTTCATATTAAGGGTGAGATCAAATATGTCTATAGAATCTGTCAGAAGCATCGATATCGATGCAGACGCCTGTTCCGTAGCAGATAAGATTAACGATACTTGGGTCTGGCAAAATTGGAAATTCAAATCTATTAATTCTGATGCCAACGACCACGATTATTCTAACAGTAACCTAGTCATAAACACCAGCGTAGAACACATAGACACGCATCGATGGTTTGATAATATACCAAACGGGTGTTTGGTAGCATTACAAAGCAATGACATGGATCACGAAGATCATTGTCATAATCACGGATCGCTAGATGATTTCAAGGGCGATTTTTCGTTATCGGAAGTTTTTTATTCTGGCATCAAGCATTTTGGGTATCCAGATTGGGGATTCAATAGATTCATGATCATAGGAAAAAAATAAAGGACGATTTTATGGACGACAAAGACAAAATAATTGGCAATGAAGATACTATGATCAATATCGATTATCTCGGTGGTGCCGCTGGACAATCTGTTCTGAGTTTTGATTGTTCAGATACCATAACTTTAGATACATCGATAACCTCACCTTGTACTATCACCATACCAGGATACAGTGCGCACTACAATTACCCTAATACATTTACTACCAGCAGCGGATCTGGCTATACGCTAGGTGGAAGTATTCTCAACGACGGTATAGTTAGTATAGGTAATGACGGTATTGATATCCGAGAAGGCGGGGACATCAAGATCGGAAACCAAAGCCTCAAAGAATTTATGACGAAAATGGAACAGCGACTGGCTATCCTAGTTCCAGATCCTGCCAAATTAGAAAAATTTGAAGCACTTAAAAAAGCCTATGAGCATTACAAAACCATGGAAAGCCTCTGTTTCGACGAACCGATCGATGATGAAAACAAATGATAAAAGTCTACGATGATCTCATTCCTGTACATCTGCAGGATTTTTTTGAATTATCTATCCTAGGACGCACCGACAGAGAAGACGAATGCCTACATCCCACCATAGATCTTCGTTGCAAATACGAAAGCACGTCTAGGGAAAACGACCATACTCCGATAAGTTTTACGCACGTATTAAAATCCAGTTCTAAAGTTTCGAATCACCTAGATAATTTTGGTCTCATTCCGCAGATCGTTTGCAGCGAAGAAAATGCTATCCTTAGAGAAATAATCACCGCAAGGATCTTTCTGACCGTTCCCCATAAGACAGACTTAAAAAATTATGCTGCGCATACCGATTTTGATTTCCCGCATCATGTCTGTCTTTATTATGTAAACAACGCAGATGGACCTACAGCATTCTATGATCAGGAAGGAAAAGTCGTCGATGAAGTAATGCCTAAAAAGGGCAGAGTAATATTCTTCGATGGATTGATCAAACACGGTGGTGGAATACCTAGGAATGGCCCTAGATGCATCGTTAACTATGATATTTTAATAAAGGAATAACATGAATGTTCGCTTGGTATCCTATTCAAAACCCTCAGATGAATTTGCAGTCCTCGGTATCCAAGATGCGCAGGAACTCATCGCGTTCTGCGCCCGTGTCAGCAATCCCGCAAACCAATTCAATTCAGAGACATCAGAGAAGCTTATCCGATATCTTATTAAACACGCACACTGGAGCCCCCTCGAGATGGTCTCTGCTTGCTTGGAAATCACGACGACTAGAGACATCGCAAGACAGATCCTTAGACACAGATCGTTCAGTTTTCAAGAGTTCTCACAGCGATATGCTAACCCTGTCGAGGATCTTAATTTCCACATTAGAGAAGCACGGTTGCAGGACACAAGAAACAGACAGAACAGTGTCGAATTGGATATGCAAGACCCCAAACAAAGAGAACTTGCACGTCTATGGGCGGAAAAACAACAGACTGTCATTAGAGCCAGTAGAGAAGCCTACACTTGGGCTGTATCTAACGGTATAGCCAAGGAGCAGGCTCGCTGTGTCTTACCGGAAGGCAATACTGAAAGCCGGCTGTATATGAACGGCACACTGCGTTCATGGATCCATTATATAGAATTACGTGCAGCCAATGGTACCCAAAAGGAGCACATGGACATCGCCCGAGCCTGTGCCGAAACCATAGCCAAAGTATTTCCAATGGCAGAATCATTAATTTCCAATTGATATTGACAGGTTTTTAAAGATCTCGTATAATTAAGTTGTTCGACATAGAGAAAATATTATGAGAGCAAACTACTGGTCATGTTCACGGTTCGCAGATTGGCTGCGGGGTACCGCTAAAATCAAAGCGGGCACCGGCAAAGAATGGCGCCTCTGGGAAGAAGAGGCCAAAACTAGCCATCCCATCCGTTATTGGATCGTCGAAGAGGGTCTCGATTACCTCCAAAATTTCGTCAATTGGCCCGCGGATCGACTTAATGACATCCGCTATTATATCAACAATCGCTGGGTCAGCCATACTCACAGGCTTACTGCTCATCCTAGAGATATCAAACCAGGGTCCTGGTCAGACGTAGGAAATCGTTTCTTGCCTTGCTTGTTTAACGAACTAGTCGATTTTGTAGAAATCGAGCAGGCTTGGCATCATGTACTGTGGGACAAAGAAGCACGTGAAAAATATCAGACACCTTGGAGTCGAAATTTCTTTCGTTTTCGTACGTGGCGCTGTTCAGAAGCAGGCGTCGATCACTTGAAGTGGGCTATGACACTGACTAACGAAGAATTCTTAGACGAAGATGAGAAGCATCTAGCAGAACCTACCTATCAGGCCAAAGCAGCCAAAGAAATTCTAGAACTTTATACTTGGTGGAAAGAAGTCTATCCAAATCGTCCAGATGTCCACGATGCTTCAGGATGGACTGCCTACTGCGAAATGCGCCGTGAAAAAGGTTATAAGTTTCTCGATATGGAAGATAAGACTCCTGAAGAAGCGGAGATGTGTAAAACCGCTCTTGACAAATCACAAGAGTTGGAATTACAATATGCTAAAGAAGATGAAGAAATGATGATCCGATTAATCAAAATAAGAGAAAGTCTGTGGACCTAAAAATCATTTTCAATAAGATCCAATCAGCCTTTGATTGGCTAGAGGATAATTTCGAGCCCATTGAAAATCGCTGGTTGGTATTTCTAGTGGCCTGTTTTTTGATCATCTTGTTCAAGGCCGGGGGTGCGACGGGTATATCTCTCCTTATAGGGTTGTTCTATATCATGTATTTCGTAACCCTAAAACGATGATGTCTTTCCGAAATTGGGTACATAATCTCTGGCTCGAAAACTGCGAGGAGCGTCAGACGTATTCAGTTGGTGTTCGGCTTACTGAGCAGGAATACTTTCGAAGATTCAAGTGGTGGCTGCGCCGAGAGTGGCGGCATCGCCGGCAACAAGAAATTAAAAGGGAGAAGATAAATGAACGATTCAGACAGTGGAATTGAAGAACT